GTGATTGGGGTAGAGGTCATAAAAGTTGGTGCGGGGATATTTATGGCTTGTAGTAATATGAGTGATGGACCCAGAGCCACAATCTTTCGTGTGGATAACAGTGGTAACATTACAAAAACGCCGATGTATTCTCTACTGTTAGAAGCCGGTGGTATTATGTATTGGCCCAGTATAGTGCGAGTGACGGACACCGATTGCTACTTGATCACATATCGCTATACCAACACTGGAATTAATGTACTCGTTACACGGAGCGTAGAATTAAACCCCGTAACCGGCGAGCCTGCTTTACAGGCTTCGTTATTTGCAGAAGCTGATTCTTACGGTATTTCGTCAAGAATCACACAGCTAGATAATCACATGATGGTGAGTGTATCTAACGATAGCACTTTCCAAGGCCACATTCGCACGTTCACTGTCGATCCGGTTACAGGTGACTTATCGGCGTACTTGGATAATAACACATCCATGACTGGCGGTGCCGCATTTTTTGAATGTAGCATAGTCTCTGTATATGAGAATGGTGGTGATATGGTGTTGTTTGCGTATCAAGGAGTAAATCAGGATGGTTTCCTCCAAACCGCCAGAATAGATACCATATCAGGCGCAATCACACTACTGGATAACAAGGAATTCGACACAATCGATGGGTGGATTCCGGAAATACAAAAACTCAGCCACACTGGCCACTTCATAATTGGTTATAACGGACCAAGTGATGCCGGTTGGCTGAAAACCTTCTCGGTTGATACACAAGGTATCATATCCAACTCTATAGACACGTGGAGCATGGGAGCGGAGGAGTGGATCAACCCGTCAATCGGCAACCCACGATGGGTGCCCATTGGCGATCTTAACTCCGGCGTATTTGCTGTATTTAAAGCCCGCACAATCAATGAGTACGGTACTATCACCACGCTTACCATTGAAGCCGATCTGCGACCCACACCATCTCGGTCCCTCCGATTATTTGCGCCTGTTGACGCACTCCCCGTACTGACTAATGGTCGACCGCCACAGGGCGGAAGTAGCTCAGGGCACGACGCCAAGTACACACTTGATAACGACCCCGATACATGGTGGCAGCCTACATGGTGGGTGACTAGTAAATTGTACTACGATCTTGGATCGTTAGTTGAGTTGGACGCAATCACATTCTGGCTGCATAACTACAACGAAATCTACGCTGTCACCGGCACAGATCATAAGAAATCATGGGCCGTATCCTATTCAGACGATAATGTGACCTATTATCGACTGAAAATTAAAGACTTCGCAACATATCACACGGCAGGGTCGCCGATTGTGGTGGATGAACTTGTCGTGCCGATTACAGCTCGCTACTGGTGTTTGGAGTTCCTGCACTTTGACAATATACCGGAGACTATTAGACCTGAGATCAGTGCTATGTGGTTTATGAACGACTACTCCATGCGATGGAAGCACGAACATCCAGAGCGTAACACGCTGTTGTACTTTAATAACACATCGACCGCTGTATCAGGTACGCCGTTTGCGTCTCCGGCTACTATTGGTCAACAACGTATATTAGAGCGCAACTTCGTCTTTAATGGCGATGCCGAGCAGGGTGCGAGACTGGCAGACGCGTACCACGCATCTAAGGGTCGCAACCTACCGATCATCATGCAGACCGAGTTCGACTCTAACGAATACTACGCACTCCAATTCGAACGCTCACTCAAGTTGAACCAGACAGAGCATGAACGGCATGAGCCGTCGATCCTTCTTCGCGAACTCGGCCACCTACGTGTGCCCACACAGGATAGGCGACTGACTGTTACCACCGACACAGTGGGACTGTGGCGATTCAGACAAGACGGTCTCGATGAAACCACAAATGACCATGACTTCACGATGACTGGCATCGTCGCCGACGATTTCATATCAGGCATACTGGACCAAGGGCCGTCCGCATGGTCCGGTGTTGTGGGTGATAAATTCGAAATCGACGCCGGTGACGCAGACGACTTTAAATTTGGCACGACCGACTTCACGGTCGAGATGTGGATGATGGTATCATCGTCCGTAACCGGAGCTGATCGTTCCGTTATCAGACACATCTCCGGCACTACGGGATGGAACATCACATTCGACGGCGCGTACAAAGTCGGAATAAACATGGGGGATGGTGTCACCTTCATCGGTGCCGTTAGCGGCGGAGACCCCATAAACGATGACATATGGCACTTGCACACGATAACCATCGACCGCTCGGCCAATGAGGTCAAGTTCTATGCTGATGGTGTGTACCAGTCTACCACTTCTATCGCCGCACTCTCCGGAGATGACATCGGCATATCCACGGTACTTAGAATATACCAACTCACGGAAGATGACGTGGTACAACGAGACGAACTGTGCATCTCCAGTATTGCCATGAGTGCGACCGAAATCTTAAACCGCTACACAGGCCGTGTTGACTACGGCACATGGGGAATGTAATATGCTCACACGATCATCTATCTTCGAAACTTACGCTTCGGCGTCTGGGCATCAGCGTGATGTTATCCTATCGATCACACAAAATGATGTGACTTATTACTTCTCGCGTCGACCAATGCCACGCGGACTCAATACAGGTCCCGTGTACCCGATGCTACTCAGCCATGGCGCACTGAGTGAGGGCATCGATATCTTCGCTAAGCAGTGGTCCATCTCAGACATTAGCTTTGTACTATCGGAGGAGAAGTTCTACCCTATCAGCGGTGAACCAGCTGTGCGAGTATCGGAGCTGTTGGGTGACCTCAACGGCGAAGTATGCAAGTTGTACCACTGGACTAATGGTATCACCGACATCGACGACTGCCTGCTCATATTCGATGGCTACATCCTACAGTCGGTAGTTGCGGATAAGCGCACAGTCAGGTTCACAGCCAAGGACAAAAGCAAGTTGTGGGATGCGACCATCCCCTCTCGCATCATCGAACAAGAGTGGCCCGACGCACCAAAGGACAACCTACTACGTCCGATTCCGATTCTGTACGGCAACTTTACAGTGGCGGACGTGTTCAACGACGAACTCAACAGTGCGACAGGACTGGCGAAGATTCTAGCTGTAGAAGATCGCACTAGCGGCGACTTTACGATTTGCGATCACAACATAAACGGCTATATCACACCATACTACTCGAATGGTGGTCCTACTGTGCTCCCTGTGGGCCAAGGCCTAGGGAGTGACACCGATGCTGATATCGCACAATTTATCAAGGTTCACCAAAACGGCCAGATTCACTTCGACTTGTCTGTTGATCTGCCTAATGTGTACAGTGACGAAAGCTACGTCGAGAATGGCACCGAGAGAGCAAATCTCGTCAACAGTGATCCGTTCGTGTTGTGTGAGTTCGCAGATCGTCTGTCTGATGATGGCGATGACGTTGAGGGCCTTGCCCTATGGGGTATCGAGTACGAGCCTATCTTGCGCGGACATATACTAGGTAATAGCACAAGCTACGTCAGCGCATCGTATGTGAACATCGACAACATGGACTGGGTAGAAGGTCAAATACACGACCTCAAGTTCTATATTTACTTTGGTGTGAGTGATGAGCGTGCGAGTTGTGGCTATGCATCAGACTTGATCCACTTTGGGTCGAGTCTGTTCACATTCAACTCACTCATCACACGCTTCCCAGGAGACGAAACACACCGCTTCAATGGAGCAAGCTTAGGTGACACGGAGTTGCTTGGTGCGGAGTGGGCTGTTGGTATCTATTGGCAGGCAGGAGCCGTAGGGTCACCTGGGGATTCGATAATCGGTAACCAGCACATCGCATCTATGGGACACAGCGACTTGCGGTACATCTACAATCTACCGTACCTGCCTTATGGGTGGCTCAGTTGTGTGGGTAAGAAATATGGCGATCTGGGCAAAGACACACGCGACAATAACTACAGCGTTGTCGCGGGGATACAGGACCCGTGCTACATCATCGAAGACCTATACCGCTCACAGGTAGGCCTTGTGGATGCCGATATTGACATGGACAGCTTCGACAATGCGTACAACACCAACGTGGAAGCACGTATCCAGATACTCAATCGCACTAAAGTGAGTGCGGTCGTGAAGTTGATCTCCGAGCAGTCGACCGTCATCGTGTCAGCTTCCGGCGCAGGCAAACTCCGGTGCATCGCCCTTAATGACAAGGCACCGATCACACAGGAGATCATCCGTCGTGGTCAACTTGCAAACGACGACTTCACACTGACGAAGACACGCTTTATCGTTAATAACGCAACGATAAACTCGCGATGGCAGGAAGAGTACCAACGATTCTTAAATCGCACCGTGTACGAGGACTCTGACTCCAAGACTGCGCTTCGAGATAGAAACGCTACATTCGACTGGAAGAACATAGCGGGCGACTCTGTAGATCACGTGGCTGAACATTATATCAACGACAGCGATGGTGTGTGGTCAAAGGAACACATCCAAGTCAGCTTTGCAGTGGACGGCTTCGCATTGTCACACCTACAGACAGGAGACTGGATCGAGTTTAATGACGACATCGACGCACTCAAGACCGCGTTTGGTGTGAGTTGGCAGGGCAAGCAGCTACTGGTCACAGACCTATCAAAGCAGATGGATGGTGTGGAAGTGACAGCGATGGAGTTGTACGAGACTGTCGCATCGGCGTCGGTGGACCCATCACCAAGCCCGGAGCCGTCACCGTCTCCGAGTCCGAGTGTGTCACCATCACCATCTCCAAGTCCGTCACCGAGTCCATCACCATCACCATCTCCAAGTCCGTCACCGAGTCCATCACCATCCTTCCCACGGGGTAGATACGACCACGAGACAGGGGCCGATGAAGTGACACTTCCATTACATCCCGCAGTTTTCGACGGAGATACAAGTACTGAGATTGGCGCACGGCACGGGTATATAGCCCCTACCGATCATTATTGTCTTGAATTTGATATCGCACAAGAGGCACAAGTTCCGACCACAACCTTTAATATCTCACTAGATCGGCCGTTGACAGGTGTGCCAAAACTACAACAGGGGTCGCTGGATATTTACTACAGCGACGACAACTACAACTGGACCAAGTTTGGAACCACACGCACGGTTGCAAATGGCGGTCTAACTATCATAGGTTCTGCAAATGTGCGAGTCCACGCTAATGGATCAAGTGGCACTAGTGCGCTGTTCTGGAAAGTTTACATTAATAATTCAATCGGCGATGCGAGTCCTGCGGGCTTAGCAGAGCTGTTCATGTACTAAAATAAGGAGCCACACATGGGCGTTTTATCTTTAATTGGCGGTATACTCAAGCCGGTCACAAGCCTGATCGACAACCTTCACACATCTGATGAAGAAAAGATCACACTACACAATGAGTTGTCCAGTATCGAGAACAGCTTCGCCGAGCGTGTGCTCGACTACGAAGCTAAGATCACACAAATGAAAGCCGACGTCATTATGACGGAGGCCAAGGGCGATTCATGGCTACAGCGCAACTGGCGGCCCCTCACTATGCTCACGTTCTTAACACTAATTGTCGCACACTACTGCGGAATATTGGCTTTCGAAATTGCCGACCAGATGTGGACGTTGTTACAAATCGGCATTGGCGGTTATATTGGGAGTAGAGGAGCAGAAAAGATTATACCGCAGATCGTCAATAAACTCGGAGGGAAATAAACAACCATGGGAAATGGCAAAAACGAGCCTGTCGAGTTCACACGTGGTGATGCAGAGCGACTGCGCGTTATTGAACTAAAACAACACCAAGTCCATACTAAGATGGGTAGCTTGGTGTTGAAAATCGAGCAACACCTAGCCAAGCACGATGAAGTACACATTAGCGTCGATAGGCGCGTCGCAAAGAACTCGCAATATCGGCGCACAACAACCAGAATCTTCGTGTGGGTAGTCTCCACAGGTGGGGGTCTTGGGCTGTTGGCTACCGGAGCGAGGGCGATGGGATGGCTGAATTAAGTACGCATCGACAAGACTTAATCGAGAGTCTGTTAACTCAAATCGCGGAGTGTGAGGGCGGTACAGTCACCACTACCACTGCACACAACGGCGACATTTATGTCACACTGGTGCCAGGCATACCCAGAGCACTTTGGTGTGAGGATTGTAAAAGAAAAGCAGCTCGCAAAGCAAGACTGATGATTCGTCAATCAAGACCCACTAAACGAAGAGGAGCATGACATGCCACATTTCAGCACAAGAAGCAAAAAGACAATCGCCACACTGCACAAGGACATACAGGATGTACTGTATACCGCCATCGAGATCGTAGACTTCTCGGTCCTTGACGGCTTACGAGGCGAAGAAGCACAGAACGCGGCAGTAGCTAATGGCCGCAGTAAGGCCACGTATCCCAAGAGTCGGCACAATCGGTCCCGTAATGATGACGGTACATACAACACAGAAAAGTCCGATGCGGTTGATATTGCGCCCTTCCCGATTAAGTGGCCTGATATCCGCAAACAAACCACCATGGAATATGTAAAGCGCATGGGCGCATTCTACATGCTAGCGGGTGTGATCCTCACTGTTGCTTACTCCAAGGGCGTCAAGCTTCGTTGGGGCGGTAGCTTTAAGGGCTTCTTTGATGGACCACACTTCGAGCGAGTTGCAGAGTGACGGCGGTCATCATCGTCACCTTTGGGCGTGTAGCTCTGACACGACGCACACTGGAGACGTTGTTCAACAGTGGCATCAGTCCTGATAAGGTGTCGGTCACCGTAATCGACAACGGATCACAGCCAGAGATGATCGAGCTATTGGCTGAATTTAGAGATCGAATTGACAACCTCGTATTCCTACGTGTCAACAGAGGTAAGCCGTACGGCTGGAATCTCGGTGCATCGGTCGCAAAGGAGCGGTGTATTGTAGGGAAGATAGAGGAACCCACACACTATCTATTCTGTGATAGTGATCTCGACTTCAAGCACGGGTGGCATGAGAAATTAACCCGTGCATACGAAGAACATAAGGACTTACTACTGTGCGGGCTGTCCGGTGCCCGTTGGCCTTCCACCAAACTCAACGTTAAAGAAGGATCAACAACACAGATCAGTGTGACCAAATACCCGATGGGTTGTTGTATCTTAATGTCGGCTGAAATGTATCGTGCGAATGGTACCTTCGACACTAGGCGACTAATCCGAACTGTGGACACCTCGTATTACCGGAATGCACGGGGCCGTGGGTACGTTAACGCGAGCATTCACCCAGATTCGCTAATCGAACACACAGGCAGAGCACAAAGATCATGGATTGTCAATGATGGCAGTCCGAGACTGTTACCGTAGAGGAGCCGGATGCATCGCATTGCAACTCAGTATGCAATCTGACATACAAAATTACGCAACGCAGTGCGATAAACTGTCGGGACCCCGTACAGACTCCGCACGGTCCTGACGGTCCTAACGTGCCGACTGAGTATGCAATCCGACATACAAGATTACGCAACGCGTTGCCGTCAGGACCGTTAGGACCGTCAGGAGTCTGTATATCTTAAGATACTCCGGACGCCTCGAAGCCCGTGCCCCGCTTAAAATCTCCTGTGGACGGGTGCCCGCGCGGGACCGCTCTGAGAATTTGGCACGAAGTTTGCTTTATACGGGGTGGGTATCGGCCGACCGGTGCCCGACAAGCCAGATAAACAACAGAATAGAAGGAGACACACCCACACATGATCGGACACACAGTAGATTCAAAAGTGAAGCGATTCGCAAAGGCACAGCGCACAGAAAAGACGCTAATCACCAAGGAATTCTTAAAACAACTGGAAGAAGAAATCGAGCGCGTCACCATTCTAACCGGTAAGCACCCTGCCAATAAGGTAAGTGTGACCACACTCGCGGTTGATATACCATCAACCCCAATAACAGATAGATTGATTTGCGATAGCAGAATCAAGCAGACCATCAATACAGGGAAAAAGAAGAAAATACCGGTATCGAAGCACTTCCTCGCCGACCTCAACACGTATGTCGGAGCCATCATCATCGCATCGATGGATTTAGTATCTGGTGCTTACCTCACAGACCTTACCACCGGAGAAGCCGACGTCACCAATGCGGAGGTTGCTTCCGTGCCTTCACCCGTCGATGGTGAAGAGCATCCCCCCTCCTCCACCGACTCGACCCAGCCAAGTTTCACCCCTGCCCTACCAAGAGAGCACACAGCCGTTGATTATAAGATTCACACGCAAGGTGTAGAGTTAACCGGCCAGATGCGAATATTCACAGCAAAAACAACACAACAAATAGAACAAGTCATCAATCTATCCGTGGCTCGGACCTTCGCTTCCCTTGGAATAGAAGGACCTTTCACGGTTGTGATTGCCGGTACAGAACGAAAGAAGGGTAAGCCCACGAATGAGAGTGACTAAGAAGAAAAAGAAGATAACACAACGGTATATTGTATTACCGGACACACATGGTGACCTTGTTGATCGGCCTGCGCTTGAGTGTGTACTACAGGCAATTGAATTAATAAAACCCACGGGCATTATTCATCTGGGCGACCTCGGTGAGTGGATCAGCGTTAACCACCATAGACATAAACGAACACGAACTCCCGACCCTTGCGAAGTCGCTGTCGGTATCCGGCACGATGCCCGTATGGTTAGAAAGTACATACTCGATCCACTTGACCGTGCCTGTGAAAAAGCGGGTGTGAAGATAAAGCATATGTTAACTGGCAATCACGATATATGGTTAGATCGATTCGTGGAAACTAACCCAGACTACGCTGACACGCCATTTGACGAAGCGACTGGGTATCAATTCAAACAGATATTCGATTGGAGGAAACGCGGGTGGCAGGTCCTCCCCTGTGGCAAGTTACTTAAAATCGGAAAGTTGAATTTCTACCATGGTCACTTGTACGGTGGCATCCATCACGCTCGAAACCACCTGCTCCGCATGGGTGTGAACATCGTCTATGGCCACTGGCACGACTATCAAGCGATGCACGTCACACACGCTGACGGTCCGAAGGGTGCTTACTCCCTTGGTTGCTTAAAGGACATGACCCCCGAAGCGAATACATGGCTCAACAAGCGACCCGTCAACTGGGCACACATGTTCGGTGTTGTTGATTTCTACGCAGGCGGTCTTTTCTCGGTACACGCTGTCCCAATTATCAACGGGCAGTGTACCTTAATCGGCACGGACATTGTAATCGACGGACGAAAACCCCGACCATTGGTGCCGATCACACGGACCAAGAGCAACTTTCAAAAGCCGAGAGGCTAGTCTATGATTCTTTCTTCTGTTCTATTCTGGGCGGGGCGGTGGTTTATGAAAATGCCGCCCCGTTTAAAATTTGGCACGTTAATTGCTTTACTTAGGGGTATGATGCCCCAGAGCAAAAATATAGGGTTGTTCCCCCTATGGTTGGTCGTTCCTTACATACAGCCAGAAGCCCGCGCTCCGCGCGGGTTTTCGGCTTATACGTATAGGTGCCCGACGTATGCAAAAGGGCAACTCCCTATACCCCTCCGTTGCATATATATGCAAAACAACAACACCCCCGCCTCTTACCTCTCCGGCGTCCGTAGAGGGGTCGCCCTTGGCCTTCCTTGGAGGCAGGGCTATTTGGGAGCAGGCGCAAGGAGAATTCAAGGGCAGTGCCTCCTCTTTGTTTTGGTCGTTCTGGCACGATGTTTGCTTTTTATTAGGGTGAAACAAAACCCACTAACTGGAAGGAACAGGAAATGACCAGAACGAAGACAATCAGAATGATGAAGGCCGGAACGCTGAACAGCGAACAGGCCACGGACGCAGTTAACGCGGACACCATCACCGCAGATGAAATGTTCGACTATTTCGAGTATGGCACCTGTCCGCGAAGTTAACAATTATATAAGGGGGCATCGGCTAATCCCGGTGCCCTTTGGAAAAGGAACAGAAAAATGAGAAAGCCAACACAAAAAACCAAAATCGCCCTACTCGCTCAGGTGATCCGTGATCGGATGACCGGCCAAACGGAAATCGACATATCGACTCTCGATTATAATAGCATCGGTTCAGGCGGACTTAACAGGGCCGTATGTCAAGCCGGATTTGGCATGCGATATCGTAACGGCTCGAACCCCGCGTATTTGATTATCCGCAGTTAATAGAAGAAACGACCGAAAGGAACAGAACAATGACCAGATCAAACGAACAGAACAAGACGGATGGCGGAGCCACAATCCTCCGTACCGTATGGACCGACCGTGCCCGCGAATATTACACTACGTATTTTCAGAACAGGGACGGCTCTTTTTCGAAAGTCACACGCAATGAATCCGGCGATCATCACGCCGACTGTACAGAAGCAGAGGCAAAAAAGGAGGGCGCATTGACCGAGGCCCAAGTCGGCAGATTGGCCGATGTAATCAAATGTAGATTCGGGCACATACTCAGGCACGACCCTGATCGCCTATTCGCTGCTGTTCCTGTCACTCGTCTAATTTTACGAGAGGCCCGACTAGATTCGGTCATCCCAAGAGTCCTGACACCGGAAGTCCTGAACTCTTACGAAGAAGCGTGCGCTTTGGCCGGTGCCAAGCTGTGTGGCCGATACACTCAAACTGACTTCCTTACGGCGGTTCAACTTACCCCTATTAAGGAAGAAGAAGACCTCGACAGATATTGCGCCAACTGTGGACAGGGCACTTGCGGAGACGGTTGTGACCAGTGCGGAGAATCCGAAAATACCGAAGCCACAATATAGGATAAGAACGACCAAACAAAAAGGAACAGAAAAATGAGCAAGCGAACAATCGAAATCGAAGACAACCTCCAAGACTATTGCGATACGGCAATAGAAGAGGTAAAAGCAATCTTGATCGTCGCATTCAAGGATGATCGACTTGAAGAAGGAGACAGCGTACCGGAGATAGGAGAACTTGACCACGACGGCCAAGTCAATCAAATCATCGACAGCAATGTCCCTGTACAGACTTACGAAATCGAAGCCCAGTGGTTCTTACATAAGTCCGAACTCGAAGAAGCCTACGAAAACGCGGGAGCCGGTAACAACCCGCTCGAAAACAACGGAATGACGGCTATATACTATTATATCTGCGATGCTGTTAACGAGTGGTACTCGGAGAACGGCGAAGACTTCCTTAATGAGTGGTTAGAGGAACAAAAGAACAACACTAGCCCGACCGCTGGTGTGTGAACAGAAAGGAACGGAAAATGAACAACCAAAGCCAACAGAACAGAATGGATCGCTTGACCGATGTTGAGCAAATCCACTACTGGGCACAGAACGACGACAAGACTTATCTGGCCCACGTAAAATACGGAGATGGCACATACGGCGTGTATCATAACCTCAAATTGAAAGATTGGGAAACCATAAAACAAGCAGAACAAGACGCCGAACTCGTGGAGATCAGCATCCCCACTGCTAAGATTGTCGTGGACCGCGACCCCGAAAAGCCGGAGACATGTAGTGGTCGTTATGCCAGTAAGAACATTCCATTTGAGGAAATCGATGACACAGCGGCCGAGAAAATGGACAACTTACGATATTACATCCGAGAACAACGGCTGACCAAAGGACTATGCCCCGACTGTGGACAGGATAGTCTTGCTACGCGACCTGCCTACAGCATCGATGAAGGTGCACTTGGCTGTACTGAGTGTGACTGGGACGCGGAGAATGACGACCACGGCACAGGACCAGACGCTGTTAAACGTGGAATGATCGAACTCGGAAATGTAATGCGGGACATACCGCTTAAGGAGGAGGACCGTAACACGGGGGAGTCCGACGACTCGTGTTTATCGAACATTGGTCCTGCGCAGGATTGTAGTATTTGTTTTGATGGCTGTGGCGGACCATCTGCCCACGGAAACCACATCGATCCAGATGCCCCAATACCACCGCCGATGGCCTTCGGTGAACCACGCGATGCCCGTCTTGCTCTTTATGATAATGAGCCTGAGAATTACGCGGTGTGTGGCTTTTGTCTTCATTTTTGGATACGTGCTAGCGGCACTCGGTGTTTCCCTAAACTAACTATCGACGAATTTCACGTAATTAAAGCAACAAATCGCGGTGTTAGTCAATGTCCTGTGTGTCGGACTCAGATGAATAATCGAGCCTACCCTCCCGGAACTCTGGTTCGCATTATCGCTGTTGCCGATACCGGCGATCCCCGCAATGTAGGTCGTACGGCGACTATTGCCGAAATAATATTGCCCGAAGATTGCCCCAACAACGCCGACACCCTATACAGGTGTTCTTTCAATGACGGCATCACACATGACACCCCGTACTGGATGGACATCGAAGCTAAGTTAACTAACGGAGACAGCGCGCACTTCCACAGTGAATTAGAAATAATAGAAGTGGTGTAGAAAGAGGTAGGAGATGAACAAGCAAAGTAGGACTTTTGATTTGTACAATTACAACATCTACATTGTTGCCTTCTCTGGCGGTAAAGACTCCGTGGCCTGTGTGCTTCATTTACTAGATAGGGGAATCAGCAGAGATCGGATAGAACTGTGGCATCACGATATCGATGGTCGGGAGGGTTCGACGTTGATGGACTGGTCTTGCACAAGGGACTATTGTAGAAAGTTTGCTGACGCTATGGGAATCAAAATCTATTTCAGCTGGAAAGTGGGCGGTTTCGAGGGCGAGATGAACAGAGAAAACTCACTAACCGCGCCTGTGAAATTTGAATGTCCTGACGGTACAGTACAGCAAGCCGGTGGTATCAGAGGTAAACTATCGACTCGCAAAATATTTCCACAGACATCGGCTTCGTTGTCGGTTCGCTGGTGTTCGGCCTATTTGAAGATCGATGTTGGCCGTATTGCCATCAACAACCAAAAGCGTTTTTTAAGTAACCGTACTTTGTTTATTTCTGGTGAACGTGCAGAGGAATCATCAGCCAGAGCCAAGTACGAGACATTTGAACCGCATGCCTGCAATCGCGAAGGCGGTAATCTTAATCGTGTAGTACATCAATGGCGACCGGTTCACAAGTGGACCGAATCGCGGATATGGGGTATTATGAAAAGCTGGAAGATCAACCCGCATCCGGCTTACCGTTTAGGCTGGGGGCGGCTATCTTGTATGACTTGTATTTTCGGCAATGCAAACCAATGGGCATCGACTTTCAAAATTTCACCGGATAAGGTGACGAAAATTGCTAATTACGAATCTGCATTTGGTAAGACCATCCATCGGACTAAGGCTGTGATGGAACAAATCGCCAACGGCACAGCATACGAATCAATGACAGATGAAAATATTATAGCGGCCACTTCATTAGAATACACACAACCGATTATCGTTGAAGGTGACTGGGCTCAGCCGGTCGGTGCTTTTGGTGATTGTACTGGCCCGTCCTAATTAAGACATAATATACCGATATTGTAGAAACGAAACCAACAAAAGAAACGGAAGAAACGGAAGGAACAGAAAATGAAAAGAATCGCAATCCTTATTACAATGGCAATTCTATTGAGTCTTGCCGCGTGTGAAAAAAATCCGATAATGGATTATCCGTCCGACGATGGCCGTGATGTGCCGGTTGCCGACAGCATACGCAAGGGCCCTGATTGGCAGGACCTACCGTACTATCGCTACAACCATGAAAGGCGGGGATAATTATGCCTGTTGAATATTGTCACACAGGCGACCATTACGTCGATCTCGATCACGACAACGATGGTGCCTACCTTAACGGGACTGGATATTGTTGTTGGAATCACATGACCGATGAACAACACGCCGAACAAGAGGCGCAAGAATCGCAAGAGGCACAGGAAAGAAAGTTGATTGTCCGTAAACACCGACCCCTCCGCGACGATGGAGCCTGCCCCGATTGTTTATCGGTGGACGTTGGCCGCTTCGCCGATTTCGGCCTATTGAGCGGGTTTAATTGTTGTCGTGACTGTGATTGGCAGGAGTATGTCACCCCGAAGAAGGTCACATTCGAGGGAGAAATTAGCTAATGAGACTGATCAATCTACCTGCCATTGGTAAGGCAGTTACAATCGGCCAGTATGTGACTGCTATCAAACTGGCTAAGTCAAACCCGCACAGGGAATTTAAGCACGGCCTAAGTTGCTGGTGGCCCTGTATAGGGAAAGAAATTATGAGACAATTTCGTTCTGGTTTGCAAGAGCGAATTAATCAGGCTGTCCCTTATTTCGAAAGAGGTATTAACTGATGCCGTATATCACACCCGAACAACGCGCCGAAGTCGATCCGGCGTTACATCAATTGGCAGTAATATTGGTGCAAAAGGAATCGAATGAAGTAATCGGTTTTCTTAACTACATCATCACTGTACTAGTCCTGACCCTGTGGACCAAGACACGTCGTTATTTTATGGCTAACGCCCTGATGGGTTGTTTGACTTGTGCGGCCTCTGAGTTTTATCGAAAACACGTCGTGCCGTATGAAAATGAAAAGGCTAAAGAGAATGGCGAGATCGGAGTATTGGCCGCACGTAATGGTCAAGTAACACAGATCGATTTTTGGGAGTGTGAATGTCGTACACACCATATTCATCCTCTGACGTGCCATAGTTGCTCAAGATGCGAACGCACTCAACGTAAATCACCACGGGCTTTTGTCGATGATGTACGAAAAATGCAAACTGGTAAGACGCATCTGGGCTGTATTTGTAGATAATTAACACACCACTTAACTTAAATGGAGACCGTAACATGAACGCAACCGCAAAAACAAACGCCAAGAAGAAGACCGCCAAAAAGGTCGCGAAGAAGACAACCAGAAAAGCCGCGAAGAAGACAACCGCGAAAACAAGGGTCAACGCCAAAGCGAAGACCAAGACGACAACCGGAAAACCTCTGTCGGCTGAACACAAGGCGAAGCTATCCAAGGCTAACAAAGGCCGTAAGCCGTGGAATGCAGGCGTAAAGACCGGTATCGTGCCTTGGAACAAGGGCGTAAAGACTGGTATTGCGCCTTGGAATAAGGGCATAAAAACCGGCATCGCCCCTGCCAACAAGGGCACCGGAAAAGCCAAGACGAAGACCAAGGCAAAGGCCAAAACAAGAAAGACAGCAACTAAGACCACTAGAAGAAGCAAGGCCAAAGGCAGAGCCTCTAAGTAGTCTTAATTTGATCCGTCTGATCTAGTCAATCCAAGCGGGCTGATAACCGGCCCGCTTTTTTACCTCGAACCGATAAACAACCGAATAGAAAAAGTTAAAATGACAATACTCGCCGCACCCACCGTTAAAAAAAGCAGGGTTAACTGCCCGCGTCAAGGTCATACAACACACGCCGCTTGGATTCGCTTATTTGATCTTGAGCCGGATTTATGCAAAAAACGAGACTGGAATACTCTAAGCCGACTTTGGAAAATTCCTGCCGCGACAATAGCATCCGCACACGGAAAAATACACCCGACAGGATTTCGCCGAACAGTGGTATCAAAAAACGACTTCCTGTTACGACAGACAGACTGGACACAACAAGAAATCGATACGTTAGTACAAGCCGTCAAGATTGGTGAAAGTCCGCTCGCGATCTCCGATGCTCTCTCTCGTACTGTAGTGGCGTGTGAGTCGAAGTATCTCAAAATTCAACAGGGGCATATCCCCACTCCCGCCGAACCACGGATGGTAAGTTTTCGTGAAGTGCTTAATGGATACCGGACATCAGAGAAACAGGAAGCAAAAGCAAAGAAAGACCTCAAGACGATACGTGCGATGATGGACACACGTTCTGTAGAGGGTATCGCTGTTGTTGTTGGGTGGAAAGTCTCGGATGTCAACAGGGCAGTAGATCATATAAAAGAGGGCATGTAATCAGGAAAAGCCGTGTAGGACGTGCTCAGGTTGATACCCTACGCACGGTGAAGTGTTAAGAAGAACCCGCGATTGGGGGTGGTGCAACATCTACTAAACAATGGCGCAATAGCGCGAAGCGTGATAGACAAACAGCAGTAAACAAAAACAATAAACAAGGAGTCACACAGTGACTAAAAATGGTACAACAGCCGAAAACACATGGGCTGACCCGAAGAATCTCGGAATCAATGATCGTTCCTTTTTCAAACCGGAGGACGGCAAAACTAGACGCATTAAACTGATGGGTGACCCTGTGCGGGCGCACGTTCAGTACGTAAAAGAACTCGGTTTCATTCGTTCGTTCACAGAATATAAAGATGTCAATGGCGTGTTGATATTAGAGAACGAAGGTCTGGATATGGAACTTCTCGGCAAAGAACCGCAACTAATGTGGATGGTCCCAGTGCTGGTGTATGACACCGACAAAAAGGGATCAGTCGGAAACAAAAAACCCGCTAACATCGAATACGAATTCCAACTGTGGAGTTTTTATGCCGCCGATTATAAGAAACTTTTCGGTATGGTGATGGAATGGGGAATTGATGACTTCAATAAGAAAGACATACTTGTTACCGGTATAAAAAAGGGCAGATATCTCAATGCCGAACTCGCGATAGCGGCCAAAGATGCTGTGTGCCTACAGGCCGGAATCAAAGAGCGCGTGGAGACTGAATTCGCCGCGTACCAATACCGCGATGCTAATAAGTGGATCGCACGCACTGTTACCGAGGACGAGCTACAAGAAGCAGTCGGTGTGAACGGTGCTACGGGCAGTGCCCCTAAAGGTAGTGCTAGCCAAGCCACTAAAAGTTAGATTAACACCGGTCAAATTACACAGTCCGAAGTTTAATCGCTTCGGACTTGTAAAACAAAAGAGAAATAGAACACACATGAAAACAGTGATAGCAGGACCGTGGATTGGTGAATTTGGGTGGGAGTTGTTTTGTTGGCAGGGCTTTTTGCGACGGTATGCCAAGCAATTCGACCGCACCATTGTTGTTTGTCGCACAGGACATGACGTACTCTACGACGACTTCGCTCACACCATCATGCATTTCGATCCACTATACGAAGAAACCGACATGTGGCACAACAGGAAAGGCCCACGACGAAAAGCGGAGGACCTCTTCACCTTCGGTGATCACCATGGCGAGCTGACCTTTGTCAGAGGTGATCGTTACACCGCACGGTGGTGGGCTACTCGCAGTGGTAATGTACCGGATGGCCACGGTGGTTGGAAAACCGAGCACGTCCAAGGCGAGCACTGGAGTCTCAGACAAGACCTCAGGAAACTTGGCAGTGGTTATAACATGCAACTCGGCTTCACTGTACTGATGATAGTGCGAAACACCCACAAGTGCGATACCGGATTTCGTAACTGGCCAAGGACACATGCAACCGACTTCGCAAACTCCATGGTCGCCCGTGGTCACACTGTCGCTTGCGTTGGCAAGTCTGAATCGTCCGCGCACATCGCAGGAACCGTCGATCTGAGAGACATACCGCTTGTAGAGTTGGCAGATGTCATGCGCAACTCGAAGGTGATAGTCGGGCCACAATGCGGGCCGACGCACTTCGCCACACTGTGTGAACTACCTCAGGTCTGTTGGCAGACTTGCAAAGAACACGCTCGCCGAGTATCGGTGGCGTGGAACCCGTACGAAACACAGGTAGAGACATTATGTGCGGGCAATGACTCGTATTGGAAGAATCGTAACCTCTGGGTACCGACTCTCGATTATACAATCGAGCGTACGCTATCCGTAATAGAAGGAGACATACACAATGGCCGTGAATAGATACTGGGTACGTGTGTGGTTTAAGGGTAATGGCGCAAATGCCAGCTCTGATTGGAACACAGGCGACGCCCTGTCTTGGGTTCTCACTGAGGGTTGCTTACAGGTGCCACTGTCGAACAATGGCATCATGCAATTCCCACTCGCCAACATCGACCGATTCGAATCGGAAGACCGGAAAAATGTAACAAAAGGAGACGCGTCTTGAGATCATTCACACACCGAATCTGGAGATGGCTATCGGCACTACTCACCACACGTGGTGGTTGGCGGGGAATTGCCCACGCAATGAAAGACAGAGCGTGCGACTTAATCGACACTATAACAGGCAATAAATACAAGGGTCAGGGAAAACTGATCTGGGACAGTGGCCGACACGGTACCTATCGCCGACAGGCCCCGAAGATTGGACGGAATGCGCCGTGTCCGTGTGGTAAGATGCGCACAGGCGACCGCGACGTCACCAAAGTGAACAAGTACAAGTACTGCTGTGGTGTCGTATGAGTAACAAAAAATTTATAGCTTACCTTATTGGGTGTGTCATATTCGGCATCGGGTGGTTTTATTTTCTGATGGCGTTCGCGCATGAGTGTCCACAATGAATACAACCACGACCTACTATGTCACCGGCAGGTATATGGGGAGTACAACAACGGGCAACAGCTGTCCGGACCTTGGCTCTGCCAAAGAGCGGTACGCCGGATTGAAAGATGACGTCTTCGATGTGACAGTCACAAAACAGACGGTCACAACCGAAGACATCACAGATGAAGTGAAAGAGGCCTGCAAATGATCGAGTTATTAGAAATGCACATGCGAGGAACTAAGCCGCCAGTTAAGTTAGTCGAAGGTACTTGGGTGGCAGGCGGTGCTGTGCGGCGTTGGTTTACCGGTGAACCTTTGTGTAATGACATCGATGTATTTTGTCGTGATACTACATCCGCCGAGAATTTTATAGCGGAGAATGGGCTAAATATACGAGTGCAGAATACGCGGATGATTATGTTTTATAGTAGTCCCGTGCAGATCATACTTCGGCCATTATTTGCCAACGCTGAAAAAACTATAGAGAGTTTTGATTATACACTTTGTCAGTTTGCGTGGGACGGTAAGTCGATCATTACAACTACCAATGCGATCACTAGCACACTACGGAAACATTTAGGGGTGAATGTGATACAGGCAGGTTACGAGATTGACAGTTTACGTCGGGCATTCAAGTATGCGAAACAAGGGTACATCCCCTGTATTGGCACCATTCGAGATTTAGCAAAAGCACTGAATAACGCCCCTGCTGAGAATATAGCCAAATTCGACACTATTTCACCCGAAAGGTGGGACTAGAATGAAAGTGCTAATATGGGCGTGTGGCCACCAAGGTCGATTCGCCGGACCACACTTAGGCAGAGAAGCACAACGCCAAGGACTCGAAGTGCGGATAACAGGAAGTCGCACGAAGCCACAAGAGGCGATGATAGCACTGGCAGAGTACAAGCCCGATGTGGTGTTCTGCTTTGCCATACGGCCAACCTTCGGCTCGTACTACCAAGCGATCAAAAACACCGGAGCCAAGCTTGTCCTGTGGTACCCAGACATGACAGAGAGAACCCGCGATTACATGTGGCGCACTAAACTGGCCAACGTCGCTGATGTCCTGATCTTCTCGATTAAGGAAACCGCACAGCGATACAAGCACTTAGCTCCCACAGTGCTGTGGATGCCTCAGTATTTCGACCATCGCTTCTGTTCTTCGCCACGAGGTAATCTGCCCGCACGACTCGATCCGACAAAGCCGATCTACGATGTGTGCTTTATTGGGTCGTGTGATGGCATCCGGAACGAGTGGCTCGATAAGCTAAGGGATCGATATAATTGCACATTCTCTCGTGACGCTATCCGCCGTGGTCGAGAGGTGCGTGGTTACCGAATGGCGCAGATGTATGCACAAAGCAAGATCGCGATCAATATACAACGCACCGCATTCACCAACTGTGGATCGTATGTCGTCAGCAATCGCATATACAATGCGATGGGCAGTGGCGCATTCTTCCTGAATCACCCTGTCACCGACCTTGGTTTGGTATTCAAGGAAGGCGATGACTTGGTATCACACGACAATACATTCGAAGATATGTGTGCCAAAATCGACTTTTATTTAAGAGAGGATCGACTTCGTGAGTATATAGCTCGCAGTGGTCAACGACAGGTGCTGATATACCACACACTCGAACAGCGTGTGAAAGAATACTGGAAGGTATTAAGGGCTATTCGTGATAACACCGGTGAAATTGAAACAGGCGCATTCGGTTGTTGGGTTAAATCATGATAGGCGACGATGGTTGGGCACCTTTACCCAAAACTGAAAAGCGGATTCGTTTACCTAATACAGTACAGAGGGCCAACACCTACGAGGTGACGTCCAAGGCGCAACTAAAAAACAAATCGAAAGAAGACTTAGTTGAGGAAGTACACAGACTACAACAGCTACAACGCGATATCGCGGTCGAGTTGGGGATTGTCGCACGATCTAAAAGTTCGTCAGACTTTACCATTCACCCGCATTTTATCATTAATATCACCAGCCTCATAAAGACCGGATGGAGTTTTAACCTATGAAATATGAGAAGTTAGCAGAGAGAATCTTAAATAGAATAACGGATATAAGAAACTCCGATACAACCTCAGGAACCTACTCGACCCATGAACAAGAGGTGTCTTCGATATCACGTATGATTAGTAGGCAGATAACGAAAGATTCAAAGTGAATGAGACTACAATCACACGCCAAGTGATGCAAAATTGGCATCGACAGCAACCTAGTATGTTATGGTATCATAAGATCGCTGACCCTACTTTCGGCGGGGATGTGACTGGTGGTAGAGCAGTGGATGTGGTCGCGTGTTACGACGGTATATTTATCGGTATGGAATGGAAATTGAAAAAAGATGATCGCGCTTTTCCGATAAAGCGTGTGAGAGACGGTCAAGTTGCTACGCTGTGTGACATCGAGGTCGCAGGCGGAGTCGGGCTGTTGATGATCGCCAAATACAAAGGACCAAAAGACAAGTGTGTGTACATCATCCCCATTGCCCAGTGGAACTCGGCTGTTAGGATGGCAATAAAAGACGGCAGAAAGTCGGTCCGCGTTGAAGAGTTATTCGAAAACTGTCGCACTGGTACACAGCGCACAGGAGCATACACGCATTGGGACATGCAATTCATAGAAAGGATGGTGCATCGTGTCATCAAAGACAGAAACCGAAACTGAGTGCTTAGGAGGGCATCCAATCCTATCGACTCTCGATCAGTGGGATGCGATGTCAACTTACACTACCGTAACAACGCCGGAGTTGGAACGACTAATTCGCGCCAATGCGGATAAGACGTTCATGTCTCTCGATACAGAGACATCGAGCCTTAATACAAGAGTGGCTAAATGTCATGGTTATTCGTTCGCTTTTGAGCCACACGTCGCATATTGGGTACCGATAAAAATGGACCCACGGATGAAGTTACTCAAAGAACTAATAAAGGGCAAGGACATCATATTCTTTAATGCGGGTTACGATTTACCGATCATCCGCAAATATAGGTGTAACGTGCCGGAAGAACGAGTCAAGGATGTGATGATCGCATGCCACTTACACGACATTAACGGGTACAAGCGCAATGCCGGATTGAAAGCACAGGCCGAACAATGGTTGTCACTGCCCACTGTTGAAATGATCGATATAATTTCAGCTAACCTCGGCAAAAAAATTAAGAAAGACGAAATTGATTTCTTGTTGTTGACACTGGAACAACAACGTATCTACGGTTGTCAGGATGCTGATATCACATTAATGTTATGGCAGCTACCGTCTATACAAAAGGCCGTTGAAAAAGCGGGTGAAATTTGGACACTGGAAAATGAAGTAATACAGCCCGTAATTGAGATGGAAAAAAACGGTATCGGATGTGATCTAAAAATCGTGGCACAAATAGACAAGATACTCGAAACCGAATGCGGGAAGTGTAGCGAACAGGTACATACAATGGCCTTACGTGATTGTGCCACTCACAAAGACGATGAAGGTGCTGTGTGCTTCGACAACGAAGAATTACAACGACTATCGAAGAAAAAAGGACTGAATCTTGGGTCCTTTAAACAAAAGCAGATATTGTTATTCGATGAACTTCACATGCCACACACGCGCAAGACAGATACCGGATATAGTACCGACAGTCGTGCGATGGTTGAAATTGAAGGTGAACATGACATTATACCTCTTATTATGCGATACAACCAACTAAATTCACGTCGTAATTCGTTCACAAAGACCAAACTTGCAAAGTTAGCTGATCCGGTAACTGGTCGCATCCATCCTTCACTGTGGTCCACAGGTACGAAGTCCGGTCGATTCTCCTGCTCTAATCCCAACTTACAGGGTGTGAGTAAGGATCACAAAGACGGTGACCCTGCACAACTTCGTACGTGCTTTATTCCAAGCAGAGGGAATATACTAACTGCGGCAGATTATTCGCAAATTGAATTGCGTATCCCTGCGTCATTGTGCCACGAGCCTGTACTATATGACGCTTATATGGCGGGCAATGTTGATGTACACGCTCAAACTGCATGTTCTATGTATGATGTGACACTAGAAAATGTAGAATCTTGGATGCGTGATATTTCCAAGATCGCTAATTTCTCGATATTAAACGGCATTTCAGGGTACACTTTATCGGCTCGAAATCGACACACACTACCTACGGCACAAGACGGTATAGATATTATCGATAAGTGGTGGGCGGCGTTGCCAGTTCTTAACAGATGGGCCAATGAAATCAAACGTCAAATACGGGTACACGGTGAGGCTGTGACCTTCTTTGGTCGTGTGCGTCCACTTCCCGATGCTGTGTGTCCTTCGGTCGAGATAGTTGCAGAGACGGTACAGAATTTAATGAAACGACCATGGACTAGAAACAAAACGTATGAAGAAGTGGCCGCTGTCGCACGTCGAAATCTCGTTTTAGCGGCCGAACGCCAAGGACTATCACATGTGGTACAGGGAACTGCGGCCGATATTATGAAAATAGCATTAGTTCGAATGCACCGTGCCATTCAAAAAGATCGTCCAACAAGAAAACACGTGAAGATGATTTTAACAGTGCATGATGAATTATTATTCGATCACCCGCCGGAGATGTCGAATGATTTTTATCCGATGATTCGCGAAGCGATGGAATTCAAGCAACTCGCCGAAGGGTGGGTCCCGCTTGTTGTCGATATCGGGTCCGGTGCTAATTGGGCAATTGCCCACTAACTCTAGATTGGAGATTATAATGGGTAACAGTGAACAGGCAGACGCAATATCGCAAACTGCCATCGAAGGTGAACTACAAAAACTCGCAGGTAAGCTGATTGATGACGCGGCATACACGATAAGTCAGTACATCAACACAGTAGCCGGTCAGCGTGTGATTGGTGAGCCGGACAACACGATCCGTGCCACACTTGCAGGTCTATTGTTAGACTACAAAGAGAAGTTAAAAGACAGTGCGAAACGACAAACTGAAAAGGAGAGGGAGAGTACGGATGAAAGCTAAAGTACGATTCTTCATGGCGAACCGCAAAGAGTACGAGTACGAGGTAGAAGCTGACACACAGCAGGGCCTCTACGCTCTCGCACATAAGGAGCTTGTCGAAGAAATCGGCATGTTGGCTGATATGGTGTCAGGGTCCGTGCGACCTGAGTTCTACGAAATTGAGAACTGGAAGAGCACACCCGTCGATGGCGGTGGTCCAACTTCCAATAAGCAAGATGGCATCGCCGCACGATCACCAAAACAGAAAGTGCGATTCGATCTTTTGCCTCTCGGACCGTTAACCGCCGTCGCACAGGTCTTCACTTTCGGAGCGTTCACTTACGGTGATCGCAACTGGGAGGAAGGGTTCAGTTATTCGCGCTGTATCGGCTCTATCTGGCGACACTTCCTCAAGTGGAGCCTTGGTGAAAATGACGACGACGAATCTGGTGTCAGCCACCTCGCACATGTGATCGCCAACTGCCTATTTCTCATGGAGTACGTGACCACAGGACAGGGCAACGACGACCGACAAACAATTAAACCGAAGCAAATACAGAAGATGTTCACACCTATCCGGTGGGACAGACCAAACGAAACACCGAAAGGAAGCTGATATGGCTTTTTCAAACAAACGCTACATTTACTTAGCGGGGAAAATTAAGTTGGGACATGGCGCAACTGGGTATCGTGCGATTATTGCTCCTATCCTTGCTAAGTTTGGTATCTACAGCCTCGATCCCTTAAGAGCAAAATACGCGATGCAATCTTGGGACTCACTATCGCCAAATGAGGTAGTAGTCCGGGACTTACAAGATATCGACCGTGCACATTGTATGTTGGCTGTGTCGATGAAATGTGAAGATGCCAGTTTTGGTACGCCCTGTGAGATTATGTACGCTTGGATGCAACGCACTCCCGTCATTTTAATCACTAATGAAGCGTATCTCGCTAAACATTTCTGGGTCAGGGGTCTTTGTTCGCATGTTGTATTTATTGATGAAGAAGCTGGGGAAACACTCGACGAAGCACTGCTCAAAGTGGCCACTCACATCGGACATTGGTACGGAGAGTTAGTCGAAGAAGAAGTCTATAATAACCCGACAATGGCGCAGGAAGCCACACCGCTTGATGGTCGCGGTTGTGATTGTGCTGATTGTGCGGGCTGTGATGGTACATGTAGTCAAGGAATCCAAGACTCACAACCGAAAACTCGTTGTGGTAATTGCACTGACCAAGGCGATTGTGACGATTGCCGTGCGAAAGGACATCACTTAATATGAAAGAAACAAAATCCCAAAGTTCAAAAAGACGACGTAGATCGTGTACGGCGGCTTTGCCGAACCAAGCCTGTTGGCACATCAGACGCATAGGTGAGCTGTGTGATCAGGTGCGTAAATATCGTAAGAGCAACAATCACCTCCGGCAAGAGACGATCATCATGCAGAGGAAGATTGACAATCAAGCCGAGACTCTGGCCGGAATGAACCTCAAAGCTACGGCACGCAACGAAGAACTCGCAAGAATGCGTAAGAATGCGACACCGGCACCACAGTTCACAGAGGCCGTTGGCACCACTATCCCAATCCCCTCAGCCGTCATCGAAAGCAAGGCGTGTAACTTTCCGGACTGCCACTGTGGCGAATGTGACTGGACATAAGGAGATACAATGAAACCCAAAGTTGATATTATATTCGGTGGCCAGTTCGGGTCAGAGGGCAAAGGCGTAATAGCCGGACACCTTGCAGATGACTACGACGTCCACATCCGTGTTGGTGCACCTAATGCGGGTCATTCGTTTATAGCGTACGATAGGCTGTGGAAAATGCAGACAATACCGTGCGGATGGGCTAATCCTGAGGCCGTGTTAATTATCGGTCGTGGTGGTTTAATCGATCCTGTACTGTTGCGTCGTGAAGTTGAGGCCATTGCCGAGGTTGACCCGTCCATTTACACCAGACTGGTGATTGACCCGTTGTGCGGTATTCTTGATCTTGTCTTTCACGAAATGGAGGGCGGTATTCACGGAGAAATGCACGACAGAATTGGTTCGACAGGTGAGGGTGTCGGCCCCGCACGTGAAGCCCGGATTTCACGTGATCCTGAACGATTCCGCCTATACAGGGACCTTGCCGAAGAGGATGTGTGGTTTGCGCAATTTGAGCGTGAAGATACACCCGCCTACATAGAGGCGTTACGCACCGCACACGGGTACAAGGTATTACTTGAAGGCGCACAGGGTCAAGGGCTGTCATTGATCCACGGTCCATGGCCGCATTGCACGAGCACAGACCCCGGCCCCGCTCAGTTATGCGCTGATGTCGGTATTCCGTTAAAAGACATTGGTCGCATTATCGCTGTATTCCGCACATTCCCGATTCGTGTGGCAGGCACTAGCGGCCCGCTAAAGGACGAAATGACGTGGGAGGAAATGTCGAAACGTCTCGGACGTGAAACTACCGAGATAACGACTGTTACCTTAAAAACACGCCGCATCGGCAAGTGGGATGACGAATTGGCTAGACAGTGTGTGTTGTTGCATGGGCCGACTGAGATTGCACTTACTTTTATTGATTATGTTAACCCCGACGACGAAGGGCAAGACCTCTATGATTGGCTATCCGAAAAAAGCCGTGGTTTTGTTTCGAGTCTTGAAAAGTTAACTGGCCTGCCTGTCACATTCGTTGGCACAGGCGGTCCAAAACTTAGTGTAATAAGACGACAACAATGATCAGATACGGCACCCAAATATGCAAGCGGTGTGTGAGTTTTGGTATTGAACTCAGTGTGGAAGAACGCAAGCTCGTGATTCGCACAATTTCTAATACCGGTAAGCTCCCACACGTTCTCAGTCGAAATATAGACGCACCTGTAGCGCGGTGTTCTAACTGTCTCGGCATGGGATGGCTATTTGTTGCCAACTATCCTAAAATACAACTGCCCACTTATACAATAAAAAGATGGTAAATGAGACATACGGAATTCACATTTGTTGATCTGGCAGTAGGAGGCGCAACTAAGCGCAACAACGTTGTCAAACTTGACAAACTACCGATACCCAAAGACGCTACCGACACGTACACAACGATGTTTAGGTTCCGCGAGGAATACCAAAAGCACGTTGATACAACAGGTAGTGTGCGGGGGGCGAGTAAGTTTGAGGTTTGGTCCGATTATCTTTGGTTTGATATTGACGCATCTGATTTACAGGATGCGACGATTGATATGCAAGCTCTCTTGCGTGGGATTAAGTCGATGGGAGTGATTGACGAAACAATCGTCTATTTCTCCGGATCGAAGGGGTATCACGTTGGCATTGATTCGGGAGTGTTCGGCTTTGAGCCGTCTCAAGACCTCCCAGATCGAATGCGATATACGTGCACCCAGATCGCGTCCTTGTTTCACGTAGAAATCGACACGAAGATATATAATCACAACAGGCTGTGGCGTGTGCCTAACACATACCATAGCAAGACCAAACTGCGAAAGACACAATTAGACATGGGCATTGCGATGGAATCTTCAATCGAAGATATCAAAAAGATCGCATCGTCCTCAAAGAATCGCGGCCATCGCGGTTACGTGTTGTGTGATAACGTTGTCCCTGTTGAGTCCTTAGTTAAACTATCCCATGAAACCAGTGTGGGATCGATTGAAAAAAGCGCAAACTGGGACGCACCTCCGCTGTCGGATAGTCGCGCAAAAATGATGCTGGCAAGTTTAGATATCTTGTTGGCACGTGGAGCCACACGAGGCGACCGCGACAATGAAGCCCTATTACGGGCTTCCGAGTGTCGAAAGTTAGGGTTCTCCGAAGACGATACCCTAACCAAAGTGCTCACATGGAATAAATTAAATGACCCGCCCTTGAGTTCACCGGATGTGGACCGTGTGATTGTATCGGCGTTTACCGGCGCAGGGTACGATTTCGGGACACATCACCCCTCGTTAAAAGAGGCGCGAGAGGCGGGACGCAAATCAATAGAAGAGATAGACGTTGACGCATTATTGTCCGGTGACATTGGCACCGATGATGACGATGAAGTATTCGTGCGCCGTCCTCGCACACTGACCGAATTACTGGACGGAGGCGATGCACCACCGATGCCAGAGCTTGTCGGTGAGTGGTTTTCGTGGCGTAAGCGCATCACATTACTTGTTGGGCGTGAAAAACTAAGCGGTAAATCGACCATCTGCACTTTCGAGTGTGTGGCCGCTTTACGTAAAGGTTACCGTGTCCTGTGGATTTCACCAGACGAACCATGCGAAGACATCGTATATCGTTTCGCAAAAGCCGGAGGTAGTGAGTTTTCCGATCAATGCATCATTGCTGGGGATATGAATGTACCGACATCGTGGTCCGAATTGGGTAGCTTTATAGCAGAGGCAAAGCCGGATATTGTGATTTTAGATTCGATTCACTCGATCTTTCCGATCATTAATAACGGTAAAATACCCGATAGTTCAGAAAGCGCGGAGTGGCAAAAACTCGTATCCAAATTACGACCGTTAGCCATTGCACTTAACACTGCTATTGTGTGGTTACATCACGCCAACAAATCGACCGGCCTATCAACAGGCTCGATTGGTATCACATCCGCTGTGGATGCGATTGTCACTATGACACCTGCTCGTAAAGAAAATAGGCGGCAATTGTCCTTTATCGGTCGCCGTGTTAATTCAAGTAATAACTGTGCGATTGACTATATCGACGAAGTTCGAGGTTATAAGCACGTGAAAGATTGGGACCCGAAAGTGCAAAACGAACATGACGAAAAGTCGAAAAACGAGATAGTGCTTGATTGGCTCCGTGATTTCGTAAAAACACACGATGGTGATACATTTGAGAGAAGCGAATGCGCACAAGCGTACCGCGACCATTTCAAAGAAGACCCCGACCAAGGGCGTGCGTTTAAAAGCGCACTGTCCGAACTCCGAAAAGTCGGAGAAATTGGTATGGGGACCAAAGTAGTAGGTTCTGGTTTAACATATAAGATCGCACAGCCCGCTAAGGCATCTGATCTAACAAGAGGTAACTAATGGGCAAAAATACAATAGCCCCTAAATGGTCAAAGTCAATGCGGTTGTACATTATCGGACAACTCGCACAGTGGATACCTTACAAAGACATCTGGATTAAGGTAACCGGACCTGACTTTGAGAAAGAGTCAAGCGGTATTCCACCCTTGGACCCTATAGTCCACAATTACGACCAATTCCGGATGCGGTGTGCACGTGTACCAAAAGATACGGTTGCGCATGCGCACCATGAATGGCAACTTGAGACTGGTGCGATTCGGTGGGCCGAGGATAAAGCCCGACTACAAGGCATCTCGGATTTAGTGGATAAGGTCACAAAGCAGATCGACGATAACACATACGAGAAGGACACCACAGGCACGCTTGCAGCTTTGGTCGCACAGCTACGTGGCTTGTACGAACAAATCCGAAAGGAAGTCCACGCGGACGCCGACCGGAAAGCACTCTCGGCAAGCGGAACTCGCATTCTACTAGCCAATCCAAAGAGCGTGGTAATAAACAGCGAGTACGTGTCAGAGTTGATATTGGTATATCGCGAAGAGATCGGCGGTCTTCACAACCTCGATATGACCGCACTGAGTATGATAGAGCTAGAACAACTTCGAGATGCGGTGATCCGTGAGATCACTAATAAACTAAATGCCATAGAAGAAGCGGAGTCGGCTGATGTGACGTCCGACGAAGCAAATGAGGATGATGAATAATGAATATAATGATTGACATTGAAACTATGGGTGGACAGGACGATGCGAAAATCGTCGCTATTGGCGCAATAGGTTTCACACAGGAGGGTATTGTTAAGGATACCGAATTCTATCGCACAATACCGATTGATTGCGAAACACAACGCAATAGGAGTATGGACCCTGAAACCGTGCGGTGGTGGACGGCACAGAGTGATAAAGCACGGGCCGAACTACAACCACAGGAATTTGATGTGACGTTACTAGGCGCACTTAACGACCTCGGATGTTATCTCGAACAACACAACGTACCGACCCGTAAAAAAGGGCACAGCATCTGGGTTAACGGTGCGACATTCGATTTTCGAATATTACGCCATGCTTTTCTTTCGTGCGGATTTTCTGTACCGTGGCATCGTAAAGCCGAGTGTTGTATGCGAGCCTTGCGTTTAATGGGACAACAGGTACAGGATGTATTCCCTAACTATGGCACAATGAAACGTAATAACAGCACCTGCGAGCGTACAGGTCGTACCCCTCATAATGCGCTCCACGATGCAATGACACAGGCCGAGTACGTTGTGGGTTGTATGCGATCCCTGAAATTGATAAAATTAGGTGTGTGACAATGATAACCAGTAAATTGCCACTCATGTTGGTGCCAACGTCTCTCCATGGCGAGCGGTTGTCCAGTAATGACGGAAAGTACATTCCGGTTTATCTGTGGAAGCGTATTACTCGGTACGTGTACCAACAAGCCAACTATCAATGTGAGGTATGCGGCGGTGTCGGGGAAAAATGGCCTGTGGAGGCGCATGAGCAATACGAATATGACGACACTAAGAAAATACAAAGACTCGCAAGTGTTATCGCACTTTGTCCTTTGTGCCATCGTATTGCGCATTACTGGCAGACTGCAAAATCCGCCTCACCTCGATATATACAACGAATGATCGAACATCTACGTGATATTAACGGCTGGAGTGACCAACAATGTCTGCAATATATCATACAGGAGACTCGCATCTGTGAAAGACGATGCCATGGTCAAGGGTACACTGTCGATTTCAGCTTAGCCAAAGAACTAACATACACGGCATCATTCCTTCCAGAGTGGCCGTCGAAAGGACACAATGAATAAACTAATACTGACAATGATAAACAAGAGTGGAGCCGACAAACCTAATTCGCGATTCACATACAATAATATAAAAGCGCACGGTGTAAATGGCGCGTATTATGAAATCAAATATACAACCGATGAAGGTGAAGTCTGGGATTCGATACCGATGGACGAAGTTGTGTCTATTGAAACTAAAGTGAATGTCAGTGAACTCAACAATGCGACAACGGGCAGACTTGATCTGGTACGGTTTCAAAATGAAGTCGGGGTGTGGAGTGATCGCAATTTCCCTAACTCGACCCCTACTCTCACTGTACTTGGTTTGATAGAGGAACTAGGGGAGTTATCGCACGCTGTACTTAAAAGTCAAATGGGAAGTCGTGAACCGGACATCGACTACAAAGCTAAAATGCGCGATGCGGTAGGCGATATTACTATCTTTCTTGCGGATTTCTGCAAGAGATCGCGCATTAGCCTTGAGAGTTGTATAATCGATGCGTGGGCCGAAGTTGGTAAACGTGAATTCACACAGGACAGAGGCCCTGTTAATAGTGGCGGTCCATGGGACCCACCACAATGACACGAAAATACGACGATCCTTTTAAGCCCGTATGTACGTACTCATGTACATGTGATAGTGGTTGGGATGGCGTACATAAAGAAAAGTGCAGTCTTCATATTTGTAATCTTGCGTGTACGTGTGATAAAGATCACTGGGGTAGCGAGTGGGGTAAAGCAGACCCTACCACACACCAATCTAAATGTCGATATAGAAAAGGAAAATAAAATGAACGCAACACCACAAGAACTTATACTCGCTGTCGCACTGATCTGGATGTCGATGTTCATGCACGTCACACTCGTCGCATGGGGCAAGTGGCTAAATCGCTACCTCAGCCGACCACGTACACAGGAGACATACAACATGACCATCGAGGCGACTGACAGCACCGAACTCGAAGGCCTCCAACTTCTAGTCCCGCCGTGTGACTGTGCAGACAAGAAACCGCGTCTCGCCCCACTGCACCACGTAGGTTGCCCGTATGGCGAATTCAAGGGCCTATCTGGGGGAAGAGCCAAACCGCACTCGTGGGATTGCGCCTGCAAAGGCAATCCGTGTGTGTGTCCGAAGTCGGAACCAAAATGTAATTGTCCCATAGTGGATCGCATGAAGGGTATACACGAACCGTTCTGTCCCAGCCTGCTTTATCGCAGTGAAGGATCGGTATTAAAGTGTACGTGTGAAGCCCACAAGCATGCAGGTATCCACGCTCAAAATTGCGACGCATACACTCACCCCAGTGTGCGCGATGTAAAGAAAGGGGATCAATTATGATCATAGATCGTGTGGAATCGTATTTGAAGTTCACATGGATGGCATCGCAATTTTTACTGGTGTATATTAATCCAGCGTGGTTTGTACACAGGAGGCATAGGTTCGCATATGACAATTAGAAAGCTGATGAAATCGTACATGGTACTAGACTCAAGCAATGAAACCGACCTAGCCAATCAGGTAAATTCCGCCATGGGCTATGGGTGGAGACCTGTTGGGGGTGTGAGTGTGACGTGGGTACCGCGAGGCGATAGCTCATACATGTTGTACAGCCAAGCAACGTGCCGGACGTGGTGGTACTGCTTCCTCATAAAGCTGGGATTGGTGGGATCAAATGACAACTAAAAAATCGCACGTGAATGAGCAGAAGATGCTCAATGTGCATAATCTACATGCGGGATACGGCGACTACCTGTTGCGATGCTTACGCCTCTATGGTGTGAAGCCCGATGACTGTGAAGACGCACGGCAGGACATTTACCTGCGGCTATTAGAATCGGACCGCGACCTATCGACCGTACGGACGCCCAGAGGCTTCTGTGCTAAAATCGCCCGCGATATGGCAATTGACCACATGCGCAAATCGGGGCGCACACCAACTATGGAGCAGTCGATCATCATCACCGGCGACGGCTTCTCCGGTGACCACCCAGAACTCGACAAGATCGCGTTCCGGAAGTGGGGAGAGATAACGGACAACCCCAACGTCACACGCATCGAGCAGGCGTTAGAGTTAGCCGAGATGTACGTGTGTGATGAACTACTCGAAGTTACCGCGTACGACTTAATCGCCGATCTGTTGTACGGATTAACCATGGAACAGGTAGCCGAAAAACACAGCGTTGCCAAAAGCACTGTCACACTCTGGTTGCGTGACTGGCGCACGTGGATTAAGGAGTCATTATGAAAAAGTTATGTTGGGATTTCATTTCATTGTGCGTGGGATTCGGTATTATTATTGTGGCGACGGGTATTGCCGCCGTAGTATGCTCGCTGTGCGGAGTACCGTCATGCGAATAACCAAGATCGAGTGGGTCGTCCAGACACCTGACCCAACCGAACCACCCGAATGTCCGCTCTGCGGATGTGCGCCTTATTACGATTATTGTTCACGTTGCGGTTATACCGAGGCCGAGCGATGAAGCTGATCATAGCGGGCAGTAGAGACTTCACCGACTATTCCCTGTTGAAAGCCAAGGTGCGCCAGTTTTGTGCGGGTGTCAAGCCAATCATCATATCGGGTTGTGCCAGAGGTGCCGACAGACTCGGAGAACGGTACGCCAGAGAACACGGCCTTGAATTGATCCAGATGCCCGCCGACTGGGAAGAGTTCGGCAATGCGGCCGGATTTGTGCGCAATGAAGACATGTTACTCAAATGTGATGCTGTACTCCTGTTCTGGGACGGTAAGTCCAAGGGCACACAGCACATGGCAAGACTAGCAATTAAACGTGGCATCCGTATGTGGTGTGTCACTTACTAAGGAGAAGCGAATGTGGTATTTATTGGGAATAGTAGGGATAGCGGGTATTTTCGTGTTTGTGGCAGGGAGGATGTACGATAGACGAATGAATGACAAACGAGACAGAAAGCACGCAGAAATCTTATCCAACGTCACATTACAAGAAGCACGAAGGAGAACCCGTGGGAAAATTTAAAATTACAACCAAGGGCAATGCGGCGGAGTTGATCGAGCAGATAGCCAAAGACAGAGAGATATTACCTGTTCAAGTCGTGTTGACCGCTCTCAGACTTGGTGTGCAGGCGTTACGTGAAATGCCCGTTCAAGCAATCGACATCGAGTTAAAACTAAATGCGGTGGAATCAAAGATATACTCCGCGAAGAAGAACAAATGACCATCGCACAAATCGGCGTCATTCTGTTTGGTGTGGCTTGGCTATGTTGGTACTTTACCCAAGTGCGGTACCGTCAACGCCGTAAAGATGAAAAATGAGCCGAGATTTTAGCCAACGTCACATTACAAGAAGCAAAGAGAAATCTAATGGGAATGAAAAACGGCCGAGTGGTCAAAATGTCAACACTAAAGACACAATACAAGATCAACGTCAGTGGCAAGGCACTAGAGACAATCCAGCGCATAGCCAAGGATACCAACGCCACCGAAGGTCAGGTCCTCATTCTCCTGTTGAGACGTGGGCTTGACTCCATGTGCGACCCTACCATCGCCAAGACCATCGCAGACACACTGGACGATCTGGTCCGTAGAGTGCGGGGAGGTGAGACCAAGTGAATGTACATGCTGTAATCAAAACCGCCGCCGCCGTACTCCGTCGCCTGTGGGGCCGTTTTAACCACTGGGATTGTTGGTGCCCTAAATGTTATAACCGAAGGAAAGAATAATGAACTACCCCCTATGTATTATAGGTGTTTGCGTCCTTGCAATAGTCGTGTTGCTTAGCAAACTACCGCCGCTGATGCGAAGCTACCGAGAGGACCGCGAAATTGAACGTAAACAAAGGAGAGGCCTATGACAATTAAACGAGGCTGTACACGTTGGGTTGTTTTAACAGGAAAATACGCCCTCAAATTCCCCCGTTGCCATAACTACAACTTCGCTTTTGGTTATCTCGATAGTCTGTGCAAGGGAATCATCCAGAACATCAACGAGTATCGTCTGTTCAAGGCTGGTCACACGCACCTATGCCCTGTTGTATTTTGTGTGTGGGGATTTTGCAATGTGATGCTAAGGGCGAAGGAACTAACAGACACCGAATTTGGGTTGTTTGAGGGCAGTATAAGGCAAGGCGACCTCGGAGACAGAGAAATCGCATGGGTATTAGCAGAACACAAAGCCGATAGTTGGGGCTGGTTAAACAATGAGATCGTAGCGATAGATTACGGAGACAAACAATGACACACCCATCGATGTTGGTGGTGTTGGTCGCACTTGCAATAGTAGTGGCCGGAGCCGTGCGGGAAGTAATACCGATCATACGGCGGTGGTACCTGTTGACACGCAAACACATCTGTCCAGACTGCAGATTTAATATGGTAAGTCGTATTCGAGGTTGTGGCAGTGATCCTTTCTCGGTTATTACCATCTGGTATTGTCCGAAGTTGACGCACAGAAATTATAATTCCAGAATGTATAACCCGTGCGAAAGACAAGGAGATAGGCGATGACCGAACTACAAACCGGCTCAGCGTGGGTAATGTGTATCGCTTTAGGTGGCATGATACTCTGCGGGCTGTATTATTTTATACCCGCAGTTCGCCGTTGGTATCTGTTGACTTGCAGGCACCAATGCTCAGACTGTCGCCGCCTTATGGTAAGCTATATGGTTCGAGGTTGTGGAGCTGATGATCGTGTGTTCTACTGTCCAAAACTCACCCATAACTACGACTTCCTTAGAAGTTATAACCCGTGCGGTGAAGTACCAGTCGCGTCACCGCACCATTCTTACTCAAAGTCCCAACGGGCCAAACGAAGGAGGAACGCATGACAATGTTCTCACACCCGTCCGTTATCATAAATCTCGTTGTCGGTGCCCTTATGATAATCGGCATCACATGGGCGTACGCGCCTGCCGTACGACGGTGGTACTTGTTGACCTGCAAGCACATCTGCCCAGATTGCGGATTCGATATGTACAGCTACCTGCCCAAAGGTAATCCATACTCCGAACCGTGGTGGTATTGTCCGAGGCAGTGGCGCGACACTCTGTCAAAGAAACAATACAATCCGTGTGGAGGCGAAAATGACCAATAAAAAATTCAAGCAACTGATGTTTATCGAGTTAGACAAGATACCGCTCGATGACAACGCTCCCACTGGTATAACTAGAGTGTCGGAGTTTGTGTACTGGCTCAAGGATAATTGCACGGCGTTTACACGTACGGCTTTTACAATTCGGTCCAAGGAGCGTGCGGTTATTAGAGTAGGTGGCACGGTGTTTCGTCTCAGGGCCGGTGCCGATCTAGGCGAGTTGTATCGGGGAGTCAGGGCCATGAAGGATGAAGTTAAGCCCAGTAGGCGACTAGCAATGCCAAGGTGTAGTAACGCTCTAAAAAAGGGCATCGCCGATGGCACGGTGAAGTTCACACCTAATAAGTCCGGTATTAGCTCAAGGTCCGGACGGTCCTGACGGTCCTAACGGCTCTGTGGACATCCATTCGGAGTACGCAAATGTAACGGTGACCCCTCCCCGTGCGCCGGATACATATCGGAGCGTTAGGCGGGCACTTTCCGGGACACATGGCTACCGTGGTACGTATGGCGTTCGATTACACGTCGGAACGTACCGTCTAACGGGTCCAATGAGGGTTCGAGGCACGGAGAGGTACCGCCCTGCGTTCAGCGTACGGTTACATACACACTCCGGAACACGTCAGTACCGTCAGGACCGTGAGGACTCTATATCCCTAAGGGATACGAGGTATACTGCACGCTTGGGCAGGCATTCCAAGGCATCGCACTGTGGACGGGGTGTGTCGCATTGGAGGCCCTCTAGGGGGGTGTATGTGCAATGCGTTGCATAGTCAGGTTAGTCGTTCCTCTCGGTACGGGCGGGTCGATCATACGGCTAAACTTATAGGGGCTGGACGGCGACCGACGCACGGAGGAAACGCAGGGCGTAAACAGCCATCTATTACTCCCGTTCGCTGCGTCGCATCCTCCGCCGCGTGTGACATCACACACACACTAAGTAGTGAGCGACGCACACACGCAACCGCAAACCGATGCGAGTCACATACACAGGAGAGACGCAATGCATATTAAGCCGTCACACACTCGCATCAACTAATCCGGAACGCTCCGCGTAAACCGGCCAAGGGCCGACCAGCAGCCATCTATCGCTCCCGTTTGCTGCCGGGCTTCGTCACACACACGCCACTCACACACTATATAGTGAGTGACACACGCACACACAGGAAGTTTATATGACCGTCACACACATCCCCTCCGATATAGCCGCTTACCGTGGCATTAAACAGCCGCACGCTAAAGTGACCGTCACTGACATTGCGACGTGGCACCCCAACTCAGTATACGCATCGCTGCTTTCGAATGCGGACTGGCTCAGCAAGTGTAACATCACACAGCAGGCGAAGCAACTCACACGGCTCAAGGGCCGAGAGTTCCGCGTCGCCGTACAGCGCATTCTAACAGGGGTACAGCATAATCTAATAGAGGCACACACACATGAAAATCAAATATAACACACTCGCCAAGGGCGTACTCTGGGAGTTGCTCGGCTGTGTGATCCTCTTCCTTTACACGTGGGCCATTACCGGTGACCGTGAATCAGCTCTCGCACTTGGCTTGGTATATCCTACCTTCCGTGCGATTACGTGGTATCCGTACGACCGACTATTCAAGCGCATCTGGCGTCGGTACGTGCGATTCACCGAAGTAGAAGATAGTGAGTGTGTGCTGAAGCCTGATGCGACGTCACATTGTTTCCCCTGTACTCAGTGTAGCGATCTTGATCGTGTGACAATCTCCGGTGAACTGATACGTGAAGCACGCGGAAGCAGTGTCATACAATCACACGTTATAAACGAGGTGATACGACGCATTGCACATATCCCAAAATAAGCACCTCACACGAAATGTAACACGTTCATGGCGTGTGAAAGTAGTGTGACACGCTTGAGTAAGTGTGCGGCAGTGTCCCGCACGGTCCATGTGATATCCACGACCGTGAGATACGGACTGCCCACACACTCTAAAATACGTGTGATGGTAGCAGACACACGCCGTTGACACGTACGCTCTGATCAACGTCGGTGTCTCCCACTCACACAGCACACGTGCCAATAAACAAGCTGATGGTGTAGCCCCGCATCGCACACACGGCAGTTAGTGTGCGAGCCGCCAGTGCGCCATCGACTTGTTCACACACTCACACAGTAGCCGTGGTCACACACACGGTATCATGCGTGCGTCACTCACTAAGTAGTGTGCGGCGTGTGATGTCACACAGAGCTAGAGCAATGCGATTGATTTGCCTGAGGGCATCTCTCGACTTTGGGAAATTTTCGATAAGAGCAGGAGGCGCGACCCCCGCATTGCGGGCCTAACGCTTCACACAAAATTTGCGGGCTGTGTCCCAATAGGGCCGTCCTCCGGTACCATTAGATGTGCGCACATCCGGTACCTGTACGCGATCACCCGCAAACTAAATCACACGTGCTTATAGCTTAAGGAAAGCGCATTGGCTTATACCCAGTGAGATCGAGGGTTCGAATCCTTGTGGGTACACCAAATTGCGGAGTATGGCACAGTTGGTAGCGCACCCGCTATGGAGCGGGAGGTCACCAGTTCAAATCTGGTTGCTCCGCCCAAAATCGGACCCCATCATTGATAACTTCGAGGGCGGCTCGCGACCGTTCAGGTAAAGTTATCATGATGGGACCTAAAATCACACATGAACATTCACTGCGTAATTAGCTCACGTAGCCTTAAAGAGCCATCACACTGAGTCGATTGACGAATCCGAGTATGTGACGGGATCGAGCCAGTTACCATGGTAACGACCTTGATTGGCGCGGGATATTAGGTTCCCCGCATTACGTAGTGAGTGTTCACAAAATGCGACGACAGGGCCAGTAGCTCAGTTGGTAGAGCGGCGAGTTCGCAAGGTCGCCGGTTCAAATCCGGTCTGCCCTGTCGCGTAACCAAATTACGGATGTATAGTTCAGTGGCAGAACAGTATGTGTGTGACGTGCACAATCACACACACATAAAGACGTCGGTTTGATTCCGACTACAACCACAAATTACATGAGTTCGTAGCTCGAAGACACGGGAACACTCCCCTGCAAGGCAGAGCACCCTGCACGTGATATACCGGCAGGACAATTGACAACCGTAAGGCCAAGCTGTAGGTTCGAATCCTACCGAGCAAATCAAATCACACAGGCCCGCATGTTCCAAGGCGGCGAGTTGGTCTCCAAAATCGACTGGGTAGGTTCGATTCCTACTGGGTCTGCCAAATCACACACACAATATGTAATAGATGGTCTAGCTGGTGAAAATTTACTAGTAGATCAGATCACCCATCGTCTATTATTAACTTCTAAAAAGGAGCCACACATGGCTTTCATACCGCTATTAGATCGCATCGTTATTGTACCCGACTCGGTTGAAGAAAGAACCGCACAGGGCATCATCATAACGACATCAGACAACAACAAAATCCCAACATCCGGCGTTGTTATCAGCGCGGGCACAGGACGCTACGACAATGGCGTGCTAATCCCCACCTCACTACAGGTAGGCGATCACGTGCTATGGTCTAAGTTCGTCGGGTCCAAGTTGACCATCGACGGCGCACAGGTCCTCGTTATGCGGGAATCTGACATCATCGGTATCATTGAACGTAAGGTGGAAAAGGACGCACTCGAAAACTTCGCAGGGAAAAATGGCCCACGAGAAATTGACGGGAACCCAATCGTAATAGACAGGGAGTTCGACTAATGATTACACTACTATACATTCTTGCGCTGTTGATTGTGGCAAACCTCGTCGTGGGTTTTCTTGGCCCGCACTGGTACGAAAAGAAGTGGCACACACGTATCGGGAGCATCGAAATTGCGGTCGGGATTGAAGGTCCAGACGCACGGGACTTGGATTTCACCTTCCAGTGTGACCCGCGTAGCTTCCTCACACACCAAATCTCCCTGTGGTGCCTATGCTATAGTGTGATCTGGTCACGTTACGACGGTGAGCACGCCGATTGCTCACACGAGAACGTTACATGCTTCGCCTGTGGTGCGAAGATAAATTCGGGGGACGTATGAAACTGACAGTCACCGAAGACATAGACAAAACAGCAGAACACCCGATCAAGGGCATGGGACAGTTGGTATTCACATCCTACTCGGTTGATGCCACTCGCACACCTCTGATGATCGGCGATATATTAGACGAGCATGTGATAGCCCGTACGCCATGGGGCGAGATACTCAAACTGCCACGGCACTGCGTCGAGGTACCGATCTTGGCCTGTATGGGTTGTGGAAAACATGCGATATTGCGGGATGGTAAACAACACGACACAGCTGAGTGTCCAGACCACGCACGCCACATGTATGAGTCCCTACTTCAAATGTCGCATGACAAGAGCCACTCACGCCAACAGTCCCGTAAAATCCACAAAGAGGCACACAAGTGGCTCCGTAGATGGCGCAGACAATTCGAAGTGCGCCAAAAACGGACCGAAGATAAGGCCAAGATGACGCAAGGGAAGGCCACACGGCCTATCGATATAGACAAGATGCCACAAGGCTCAAACTCACACGTAACCGAACCCGTCTTTCGGGGTTAAAATCAAAGGAAGCTCTAATGCCACTCTACGAATACGCGTGTGACAACCCCAAGTGCGACGAAAAAATCGAGAGACTATTGACACACGAGGAGCACGAGCAGATGCCTGCTCCTATGTGCGAGGATTGTTGCGCCGGTAGACTGAGGCCACAGGTCTCCGTAATCGGTAGCACTCCTTCCAAGTGGGGTGACACCAAACGAACAGGACAAATCTAATGCGAATATATGACTGGTTCAGCGCGGTATGGTACAACTTCCCACGCGGTGTCTCGACCTTCTCACAGTGCCCGTGCGGGCGTAAGTCCAGACGTGGCGGGGGTGAGTGTGTACTTTGTTTAGTTGATTTGCTTGTTGCAACAGGAAAAGTCACTAAAAAAGAAGTTGAAGCGTTTATTGTACGTGTGAATGACTTAGTAAAAGAAGAAGCTAGGCTTGTTGAAAAAGTCGGCGAGGACACACGAATATGAATTCACAATTCATCAACCAAACAGGCGCAAAAATGGACTGGTGCGAAGTCACATGCTCTCACTGCGGTATTAAATATGATACCATCGAGCATGAGGATGACATACCGGTTATGTGCGATAAGTGCAATGTGCCATCGCTTCTGGTAGATAATCGCGAACCTGCATACACGAACTTACTATGGCAGTAGAATATACAGGTCGACTCGAAGAAGACCACCGCTACTACAACAGGATATACGCACGGAAAGGTGGGTACAACACGACACGCTTTCAGCCCATATACGACGTGGTACTTGATTGGCTAGTGCGGTTCCCTCAACGCCAAGACCTATCGATCTTGGAAGTTGGGTGTGGAAATGGCGCACTGGGCGAGCAGATCATCGGCTTGATTGCAGATGACACACTGCGGGCCACATACAACGGCTTCGATTTTAGTCAAGCGGGTATCAACCGATGTCCGAATCGTGTGAAAAAGTCCGTGTGGTGCGGATCAGCTTATGATCGAGAGACGTGGGTAGCACACAATCGAAATTTCACCTGCGTGATCGCGGTCGAGGTGTTCGAACATCTGGACGATCATCGCATCCTCAAGTATATACCTGCCAGAACGCGTGTGATTTTCTCTGTGCCCAATTTCGATAGCAAGTCACACCTACGAACCTACCCAGACACCGATAGTGTGCAGGCGTACTACCGAGGCAAGCTTGGCATTAACGCCGTAGTAAAAATTCAGACGTCGGACACCAAGGCTATCTTGGTATGTGATGCGATCCGGCAAAGAGACTGAGTATCACACGGTACATATCGTACCAAAGTAACGTAACGTAAAGTGAGGTCCAGTAATGGCCGAAAACAACAACAAAGTGATGGGTGGGCTGCCAGAGGCTTATCCGTTTAATGACACAAGCAACTGTAGCGCACAGCGCAAAGTACACCGAGTACTGATGACAACTATCGACGCATTCATGAGTCGGGCACAGAGTATCTTGGGTGCGCAAATTGAAAGTGAGCGTAGAGTTGCGTGCGGAATCACCATCCTGCGTGATGAGTTAATGCGTAAAATTGAATGTCGCACGTATGAACTGATGCAAATTGAAAACGGCACCGAAAGAGAATTACATGACAGTTACCAGTCTGTAATCAGTACGCTGTGCGGCCGTGTTTATGGTGTGTTGGAGACATTCATAGACCCAGAGCTGGTAGTTGCTACTAAGGCCCTAATAGGGCGTAAGGTGTACCAAGACGAAATCAGCGATATCAGGGCACTGACAGAAATATTGTCCATTAAAAGCTAGACTGTGCTTGTCGGCATTAGTCTCAAAGTGGGATCGGTTATAGCGGTGTGTGACCGATCCCATGTAAATTACAAAATGCACCGTAACACACGGCATGTTATCGTGCATTCGCAGGTTTATAACGCCCAAGGAGACACACATGATACGAAGACTACTGCATGCGCTTATGATTACTGCGTTGCTTCTGGCTCTTAGTCCCTCTACCCTGTCGCAGTCCAGACCGCCAGATCAGGTTATCATATACAACCAAAGCCCAGTCGATTTCCGATTCGTACGCAAGGCCGACAACGACTACCACTTCGTGGGAATGTTAGCTATGTGTGATAGCACAATCGCAGTGCGAGACATTACAATCTACAGCCTAATCGATTCCGTACACCTACCGGCAGTCCGACGTGGTGGCGAGATCATACCAATCGACGACGATTGCACACTTGAGGTCTTCGACTACAGCGTCCATGCGGGTGCATTACGCAGGCAACTGAAAAAGGAAGGCGAGTGCCTGATAATTCTACATGGTCGCACACACAACTTAGCATTTGGAGTAAGCGTAGAAGGTGAAGCCCTCCTATTGGAGTTCATCCGCGCACAAAGGTCATATTGAGTAACAAATCATCACTCTCAAGAGACGCACAGCAAATGTTAGGGTGTGGCTTAGATGTTGTGTCAGAGAAGCATCCACGTTTGTTTATGGGCATGGTACATCATCGCACGACCAAAGGCGACCGGATGAAATTCCGTGATAAACCATGGTTAACAGCTATCTACAAAGACCAATCACACGAGATGGTTATCGTTAAGTGTTCGCAGGTTCACATGACAGAACACGCACTATGCGCCATGTATACATTTGCTAACCAAGGTAAGCGTGGGATGTATGTGCTACCAAGTAAAGAGCATCGAAAGACATTTGTACAGGATCGCATTAATCACATGCGAGATTTCTCACCCTTGTATGAGAATGCGATTAAGACTATCAGTAACGAATCTGACAGCAACGTATATAAATCGATTTTTGGTAAAGGCTGGAAGTTCGTTGGTTCCAATGTGCGAAAAGATTTCTTTGAATTCCCGTGTGAAGTGTTATTCTTTGACGAATATGACCAACTCGATCAAGCGAATTTGTGGTACGCATATGACCGTGTAGAGGATGTTGCGAATCCGATAATTTGGAAATTTGGCAACCCCACAATCGACGGCAAAGGCATACACAAAGAATTCATGGCATCCGATCAGAAGGAATGGCACGTAGAATGCGAGCACTGTGGCAAAGAACAGATATTAGACTGGTACGAGCATTTCGTCGAGCCATACCACAACTCATGGAAGTTACGACACCCTGCCGGATTGGCAGTATGTAGCGAGTGTGACCGAAGTTTTGATCGCATGGGGTACGGGCGATGGATCGCAATGAATCCTGGCAAAAACAGAGCGAGTGGCTATCGCATTACTCGTTTGTTTGTTGACAAAAAGAAAAAACCGAGTGATATGATTCACTTGTTCCGTAAATTTATGTCCGCACAGAACGATCCGACCGCATTACAAAATTTTCATAACAATTATCTCGGTATGACATATGAAAATATCGAGTTCAAGTTGACTGAAACGATCCTCAAACGATCCGTATTCCCTGATATGGACAAATTCGATTTTGACGTACAGGCTTGTCGCACGATCATGGGAGTTGACCAAGGCAAGAAATTTACCTGTGTAATCTCTATGGTGTGGGACGGTGAGATTATCGATTTACACTACACCAACGTTGATCGATGGACCGATGTAGAGGCGTTAGAGGATCGATGGAATGTGATCTGTACCGTTATTGACGCACAGGGCGGTGGTTATGCTGACACACGCGATTTTGTGATGGCAAAAGGCAACCGATGGATGTGTTACTATCGACCTAAAGACCAGATAAAAGGAAATAAAGCTTACAAGCTAAACTACAAAGACCGCATTGTCGATACCAATCGCACGGAGATGCTTGATCTTATGGTCAAGGGCATTTTAGATAAGAAAATTCATGCTAAACATGACTTCCAATCTTCCGAGGGCGGCAGTTTTATGAAACAAATGTTAGTGCCGTCACGCATCACTAATACCGCAGGGCGTCCTGTGTGGACTAAGGGTGTCGATCACTTCTTCCACTCAAGCGGATATCGTTACCTTGCCAAGCTAGTAAGTGGTGTGAATAACAGCATCGCAGGCGATGTGAGTTGGCGTGCCGGATCGACAAACCTAGCGAGGAATCACGGTGAACCGAAAGCACGAGTAATCGGCCAAATCCAAGAAAAGCCCAATAATGGGAGGCCACGAAGGAGCTGGCATTTATGACATCTAACACACACACATTACAACCAAAATTCCACACGTGCGGGTATGATAAGTGCTCGCCGTGTTATATGAAGGACTACGAATCCACCGAGATCGCCTTTGTGTGCAATTACCTCGACCGTGTGGCCGAGGCTAAACTGCTCAGCGGCATATTCGTTGATGTGGGTGCGCACGTTGGTTTGTGGTCGATAAATATGAGCCACTACTACCAAGCACGATATCACATCGTCCCGACTATCTATGCAATGGAGCCAGATTCGTCAAACTACATCGAGCTACGACGCAACGCGCAGACGTGCGTTACGGGAATTGTGCCCGCACAAGTCGCTGCCTGGAACAAAAATACACACCTACACTTAAAGATGAACGAAAATCCGGGTCGCCATCGTGTGATTGAGTCCGTGGTCGGTAACGCAGAAGATACCCTAAAAGTACAGGCAGTCACACTTGATACTGTATCGGAGAGCGGTAATCGCTTAGTGGACGTAATCAAAATCGACGTAGAGGGTGCGGAGCTGATGGTACTTAACGGCGCACGAGGCGTTTTAACCGAAAATGAACAGATGCTCGTCATGGTTGAATACTCAATCGGTCACTTCGCACAGTACGGCTATACACCTCAGCAGCTATCGAATTTCATGCAGGCGCACGGTTATCGATTCGCACGCCCATACGACCAAGTATCAGCCGAGAAGATAAAAGCGGGTGACATCAAGCGTGTAATGTTCGTCAAAGGAGAAATTGAATGATAGTGGAACTTGTAACCGCCGTACGACACCTGTGGACCAAGGTACGCACACGCTTTGTCAAATTCAAAGACACAGCAGGCAGTGTGGAGATATTCAAAAAATACGGAAATCAAGAATGGGCACAGCGTCACCCGAAAACGAGACACGACATCGACGCACCCAAGGTCAATGCGAACGTGTACATCGCCACACGTGCCATCTCTGATGCGATTAAGAGCTTACCAGTACATGTGGTAGAAGTTGAATCGATTGGGGGAATCGAACGAGAGATAAACAACGACCACCCCGCAAATGAAATGTTACGTAATCCTAACACGGAACACTCGTGGTCCGATGTGATCGATCACGTCACGAAGTCGTACCTTAACGACGGCAACGCGGTCCTCACAATCGAAAAGAAGACCGGTCCCAACACCAACGTTGAAATATGGCCACGTGATCCGCGCAATCTGGACATCAACACCAGAGACAGAAGCTACCGATTTGGTGTGTACACCACCGCACAGAAGACATTCCCACGCAACCGTGTGATTCACATTCGTGATATGGATGTGGACGATCCGTTCTGGGGTGTAGGCCGCATAAACACCGTGCGGGAAGAGATTATGATGGATTACTTCATTAATCGCTTCAATTCGAATTTCTTCCGGTATGGTGCGACTATTAACCTGATGTTCACACCCGACCACGACCTAACCGAAGATCAGCATTTACAGATACTAGATGCGATGTCATCCGAAGTGGGCGGTGCGGATCAGGCTTTTAAGATTTTCATAAATCGTTATGCGGGTAAATTCGAGACACCAGAACAAAAACACAAGGATATCGCATTCAAGGAACTCCTTGAAATGAACCGTGAGAAAATCTTCGGTGTCTATGGACTGCCACCATTCCGTGGCGGTGTAATGCGATTCGCTAACTATGCGAACGCAATCGCACAAGATAAGGACTTCTGGCTTAACACGATACAACCGATACTTAAAGTGATCGAAGATGCATTTAATAAGCAACTTCTCTGGCCGATTTACGGTCCTGAGGTACGATTGAAATTCGATCTCGACAGCGTGGCATCGATTAAAGGCACACGAACTGAAATTGAAGATCGCCTACTGAAACTAAAACAAAAAGGCATAGTGAGTGCAGGTTACGTGCGGGAACAGCTAAACATCGACGAAAATGCGAAGCCCGATGAAGCGATAATTGATCCGGATGCGATTCCGGTTAATGATACTGATGAAGAACAACCCACGAAGGAGGAGCAGAATGAAGTCGACAACGCTCTGGCTAGAGCGACTCGATTCCAACGCACGAGGCTGTTGGCTAATCTGAGTAAACTTACAGCCAGTGGCTCACTTATGAGTGTGCTATGTGATCCGGTCACACAGGTTCCCCGCCTATATGACGGGGTATCAGCAAACAGGATCGTAGGCAACGCACTCAAGCCAATCTTACGTAAGATCGTAATGGAACGCGGGGCCAAGGCCCTGTCATTCACACCTGACATGTCCGATATGAGGGTGGTGCGACTACTGCGCGAGATTGACTTTAAGATCGAGAGTGTCATAGAGCAAAATACCGCCATGCTACAGGTTGCGTTTAGCGACGCCGACCAGTACCACTGGACGTACTGGCAGTTGGAAAGACGGATACGAGGTATCCTGTCACAAACTCGCACCCAAGGCATAGCACACCAGATTCTACGTGCCTTTATCGCCGACACAGTAAGCACACTGTCGGATATGAAGCACCTCCGCCAAGATGACCGCACGTCGGTTATCTTCACTAAATAACAGCTAAATTCTACCACAAGGAGACGTCTATGGTATCCGAGCGGGGGCAAGAAGCCCTCAGCCAACTATACGACGAAACACGCACCGATACGGTCCTCCTGTCGTGTGACACTCAGTTCGCTGATGTGTCCGTGGGAGCGGAAGGCGACATTGACATCGAAGGGTGGTTCGTTACCGAATCGCTAATCGAGTCACGAAACATGATCGTAAAAGCCGATGCTTTTAGTCATGCGAAGGGCATGTCGCTCTTCAATGGTCGCGTTCTGGCCTTCCACGACGACGGCAAAGAGCCAATCGGCATGGTCACCGAGTTTAGGATAATCAAGGGCAAGGGCCTACGCGGTAAGGTACGAATCTTCCGCGAAAACAGCGAGCTTTTGAAGCGTGCCATACATGAAGGCACACTATCCGCATTCTCGATTGGCTTCGCTATCGATAAGTGGTCATTTGATGAAAAGACCGAGATTATAACTGTGACACAGGGTCGCATGAAAGAAATCTCGGTGGTTAACATCGGGGCCGATACCAAAGCACTCTTCGAAGTACGCAATTCACTCGAAGAAATAAACACACAACACACACAAGTTAGGAGTATTACATTGTCTGAGAACACTGTAAAACTTGACCAGTACATGACCGACCAAGAATCACTTGGCGCAAAGGTTACCGAGCTACAAGAACTACTTAACGCCGTCAAGGACACACAGTCACAGTTCAGTGATCGTGTTATCACAAAGACCGACTTTGCCGAGCGCATGGAGACCATCTCTGTTGAACTCGCTACGATTAAGGCGCAGGTGGAAGCCTCGCAAACCGAACGAAACGTCATGGATGGCAGACTCGCATTCAAAGACTACCGCTCAATGATTACGAGCTTTACATGGCTCACTGATGACAACGGCAATAGGCTAGGTGGCGTCGCACAGCGTGCGTACTGCCTCTTCCAGATGCCTGTCGACTACGACAAGATGGAGAATGGTTATCAGTTGAAGAATCTCCGTGATCTTCATGATGCCACACTAATCGCCGATGCGATGGCTCGATTCCGTAGTCGTGAACGCCACAGCATCCAGACACTCGCACTACACAAAGAGCTAATCGTACAGACCGAGAAGTTCGATAAGGAAGTTGCATTGGCTATGGCTGGTGGCAACGCCGGATACGGTGCTGAGTGGCTCCCGTCCGAGCTGTCGTCTGAATTCAACGAAATCCTCCGTGTGCAGCCAAGACTCGCATCCAAAATCATCACATGGAACATGCCGAAGGGCGGATCAGCCAAGTACCCATTCCAGAATGGCAAGGCTGTCGTTTATAAGGGTGGCGAGGCCTTAGTCGACAACGCTGAGGAAGCACGCAAAACGCAGATCGCAACAGGTGTGAAGACCTTCACTCCGGAACTTTTCATCGGTGCGCTTGTCGCTTCCGAAGAGTTGACAGAGGATGCGATTCTCGATATGGTTGCCTTTATCCGCAACGAACTTGCTACCGCATTGCTCGAAGGTCTCGAATCCGCAATGTGTAACGGTGATGACAGTGGCACACACTTCGATAATGCCGCAGGAACTACACCTTACGCGGTTTACAACGTCGAAACTACGTTTAAGGGCTTCCGTAAGTTGGCCATTGGGAACGCACGTGACATCGAAGATTCGTCTGCATCCACCGGTGTGAACGCGCTCGAACTTGTCAACTTCACCGATGCCAAGCAGGACCTTGGTGTTGCAGGCCTCAATCCAAGCGACTGCATCTACCTCACCGGCATTAAGGGCCGCACACAGGTACAACAGGCTCTCTTCAAAGAAGATGCGCTTGGTGTCCTCGCATTCATGATTTCCGGTACACTGCCGAACATCGACGGTTCCGAAATTTATGTCTCTGGCCAGTACGTCGAAACACTGTCCTCAGCAGGCATTCAGGACTCCACAGCTGATGTGAAGCACACCTCCATGGCGTGCATCCACAAGCCTTCCTTCCGAATTGGTCAGCGTAGAGGTGTCACACTGGAATTTGCAAAGAACGTCCTCACACAGCAGCAGCAGTTCGTTGCCACAGGTCGTTGGGATTTCGGTAAGATTTCCGCCGACTCGATCACGCCAGTTTCTGGTATGATCAACATGCAGCACACTACCTAAGTTGCGGCACTAATTACAATGACATATCGCGGGTCGGTCACACGGCCCGCTTTTTTGAAAGGAGCCTAATTTGGGCGGAATGACACAAGCTACACGTGCGGGGCTGATTAAATTTGCCTTCGTAAGTGGAGCCGCAGATTCAGCTACGGCAGGAATCGCAGTTGCGGCACAGGACGGTGTGGCTATCACAACTAGCGACATTCTCATAGGCGTGTTGGAGTTGGCAACAACAACCAACGCGTGGGACGAGATAACCGCCGATGCGGAGATAATCGCAGGCGGAAAGGTGACGATACCGAACTCGGCATCGGACACCGTAGCGATCTGGTGGATGGCCACCGACGCAGGACGACAAGTGGCCTCACCCTTCGTCGCATCAGAAGTCGGCGCAGGTGCGGGCAGTTCCAGTGACATCACGATCACGGGTATTGCTACCTCCGATCTACTGATTAGTGTGATCGAGATAGATGCCACCACCGGTGCGTGGACTGATCGCACAGGTAATAGCTCGATTACGGACGCTGACACGATCCAGTGTTCTGATTCTACTGCAGGCAATAGCGTGTGGTGTATGTACATGGACCGAACTGGTCCGCGTGCTTTCAGTTCACTTAACTTGCAGGTAGGTATCGCCACCATCGATGCATCGCCTACCTTACAGCCGTCGACTGCCACACTCACAGGCGTAAGAGTAGGTGATACTGTGTTGGTCGCACTAACTGTAGACGAGACCGACTATGACATCCTCGACGAATTCGCAAGTCTTATCACAGTAGCATCCGATGACGAAATACTCATCACAGGTGAACCGTCGCCTACGTCGGCCACCGCAGGGTCTAAGATGCTCTGCTTTTACCAGAAAGCAAACGACCTAGCATAATCGCACATACACATACAATATAGAGTGCGGGTTTAATCTCCCGCACTTTTGAAAGGAAACACACGCATGGCCAACATCATCACATATTCTGAGTATGACGCCTATGACGACTTGCCAAGTCCCGCCGACAACGCCACACAAATTCAAAACGCAATCGCATCGGCCACCGCATGGATCGAAAACCAGACAGGTCGTGTGTTCGAGGTTGTGGGTGATCCTTCACCCGTAGTCGAGACCGTAATCGTCAGTGGACTGGGCGGACGCTACCTCTACGTAGCCAACTCGCCGATCACAGCCCTAACCACACTGGAGTATTGGGACGGCAGAGCGTGGGTCGAATACGACGCCATAACCACACCTTACACATTCAAAACCGGAACCAACCACATCTACTTCACACAGGGTCACAAATTCTACAAAGGGCGCGACAACATACGTGTGACATTTGAGTACGGGTATGCCTCCGCCTTCCCCACCGACCTCAAGTATGCGTGCTACCTCATGGCCAAGCACGAAGTAGACAACTCTGAGCGACTTGGCATAAAACGACAGGAGGACGGGGAGCAGAACTTCTGGTATGACCACAAGCCACCCGAAGAAATGGCCAAGGTCGTGCGAAGGTACAAGCACACATGGTAAGCATTAAGGTCTACTCGAAGACACACCCTCGCGGATTTAAGAGCCCACACTTGACAGCAGCACTGGCCAATCTGGGTAAGCTTCCGCTCCAATTGGCCAAGATCGGTGATCTGATAACAGGTGAAATCAAACGCAACGTCTCCGGTCGCATTCTCAAGCGACGCTCAGGCGACTTGTACAACTCATGGCAGTGGGCCGTTGAAGCGATAAACCGAGGATGGCGGTTAATTATTGGCAGTGATGTAGTATACGCACGCATCCACGAATTCGGTGGATGGACAGGTGCTAACTACGCCACTAAAATTAAGAAAACACGTTACGTATCAAAGGCCGTGATGAAAAAGAAAACCGCTGTGCGACGTGTCCTGCGCGATTTCACGGCGCAGATATGGTGGAGCCATGGCCAACACTAAAACTGGCATCTTAGATGCCCTAACAATACAACTGGGGGGCATGTTGACAGTGGCTACAGCCACACGCATACTGCTATCCCCCGCCAGTGCCCGCAAAAAGGCACCGTACATCGGGCTAATAGCGGGGCCCAAGGAAATGATCGTCGAAGACACCACCGATGTTAGATTTGAGTTGGACGTCGATCTTATCCTGTTGAAAAAAGGGCGCGACATAGAAATCATGCTAGATTCCGTTAAGCAGCTACTACACACCGATTCTTTGGCTGTTACCATCGGAGCCTTGCAAATAAGTATAATAGGCCAAGAGGAAGTCGCATTAATTGATGCGGATTCTTTCAGCTCCACACGCGTTGTGGCAACTATAACCTACGTGAGCAGCAAAAGTGCGCTCTAGTACACACACATACAAAGGAAATCTCACATGGCAATCTTTAACAAATTCGAATCGTTCGTGGAAGCCGCAGCCGAGAAAAAGCACGATCTGGGAACAGATGAATTCTACGTACAGCTTATGAACTCAGCACCTGACGGGGCGGCTGATGCGGTAGAGACAGACTTACCGGCTGATTTATCGACCGAATTCGGCTACACCGCAGGCGGTGTGTCAGTCGGAACAGCGACGGGATCGGCACAAACAGGCGGGGTTTACAAACTAGACATCGCAGACAAAGTGATCACAGCGGCAGGTGGATCGATAGGACCATTCAGATACGTTGTGTTACTCAATAATGATGCGGTCAGTAAAGAGCTAGTTGGCTATTACGATTACGGCTCAAGTATCACTCTGTTGGATACGGAGACACTCACTATCGACTTCGACGGTGCAAATGGCGTGTTGACCATAGAGTAAGCCATGGTAGCATTAACCACAAAGCAATTAGCACAAATAAGACAAGGCATGGCACGCGGTCGAGCGTCCGTGCCGTGGGACAAGCCCACTGTTGATGCGGCCATACAAGCCCTCGAAGAGTGGTTCGAGTCAGAAAAGGGCAATGTCTCTATCATAATTAACAATGCGACTGGTGGGCCGGTATTTACGGTGACGCAAAAGAAGAAACTAGTCGCACTATTCATATCACAACAAGCTAAACAGGACGGTGCATAATGGCGACACACAGAATACCGATACTTGGATTCGGCACTTTGCCGGATACGAGCGGTGATATATTCCCTGAGCCTTTCGACATCAAAGCCACAAACGACGTGTGGAAATCCGCAGTGTGGGTGTTTAATGACTCAGGCACCGATCTTGTATTGTATGGCTCATTTACGGTGCCGGAAAATTACGTCGGCACAGCTAAGATAATGCCAATATGGACATCGACTGCTGAATCGGGCGATGTAGTGTGGGACTTCGATTATCGAGCGCATAGCGGCGATGACACAGAAAGTCTAGACCAGTCAGGACAAGATGAACAAGCAACGGTTACAGATACCGCGCCCAGTGCCGCATTAGAGCGGTTAATTCCAACTATCACATTGACTTCTGGGAACTTTGCCGCAGGTGATACCGTATTATTTAAGTTTATCCGTAATGGAGCCAATGGCTCTGATACCATGGCGGCGGCGGCTTTGTTGTTCGCATTAATGTTCGAATACGCAGACGCTTAAAACTAGGGGGTAGCTAATGGCACGCCTATTTAATGGCTCAACTGATAATCTAACTGCTAACAATGATGCGACATCTACTTATCCTATTACGATGGCAGCTTGGTTTCGACCGGATGTTATTAACAATGATGGTGCCCTTGTATCAATCGGCAATAATAGTTCCAATAATAATCATTTCTCACTGGAAGCCAGAGGAGGTACTCCTGGTGATCCAGTTCGCGCACGGACATCCGCTAGTTCTCATCGTTATGCCGTAACAACTACCGGATTTTCAGCTAATACATGGCACCATGCGTGCGGTGTGTGGACTAGTTCATCCTCGGTCGATGCCTATATTGATGGTGGAAGTAAGGGAAGTGTCGATCCGGGAATAACTCCAGTATCCGTTAACGAAACGACTATTGGACAGATTGCAAATAGCTCTAATTCGAATAGATTCGATGGACGAGTAGCAGAAGTGGGAATTTGGAATGTCGCACTCAGCCTCGAAGAGATAAACGCACTCGCACGAGGTGTATCTCCGCTTAAAATACGTAGACAAAATCTAGTGGCTTATTATCCCTTATACGGTAATGGTGCACAAGAGCCTGAACTTGCTGGTAATTCGCTCGATTTAGATATGACAGTTACGGGTGCGATTCAAGCCGATCACGCTCCTGTAGCAACCGCATTCGGATTTGATGAATATACACAACAACCGACCGAAGCAGGCGAGGATAAAACACTCACAGCGGAGACAGGAGTTTTCACACTAACTGGGATAGATACGAACCCAAGGGCAGAAAGACAACTGCCCGTATCTAAGGGTACCTTCACATTCACCGGCATTAGTGCACCCACGGTTGCAACTAGGCAGTTACCTGCCTCAGAGGGTGTGTTTTCACTTACCGGCATTGATGCGGACACAATAACAGCAAGAAAGCTACCCGCTTCCGAGGGTACCTTCGCCTTAACTGGAATTAGCCCCACGATAACGAAAGGTCGCACAGTTACGGCGGCAAAGGGCGCATTTGCCCTCAGTGGAATTAACCCCACGATAACGAAAGGCCGCACTGTTGCTACGGAAGAGGGTGTGTTCACCCTTACTGGCATCGATGCGGGCTTGATAGTGGTTGCCGATAAGGTGCTCACAGCAGACACGGGCACCTTTGCCTTTACTGGGATTGATGCAAACTTAGTGGCGGCAAGAAAGCTATCAGCGGCGGAGGGTGTATTCACTCTTACTGGCACTAGCACACCCATGGTCGCAGACAGACAGCTACCGGCGGCAGAGGGCGTATTCACTCTTACTGGCATCGATGTTGACTTAATAAAAGTCGGTGCGTTTACCTTGATGGCTGAGGTAGGTGTATTCACACTCTCCGGAGTTAGTACACCTATAACCGCGGATCGGCAATTACCCACATCAACGGGCGTGTTTGCCCTTGTTGGGGTTAACCCCACAATAACAAGGGATCGCACTATTACGGCATCGTCGGGTGCCTTTGCCCTCACAGGAATCTCGACAGCGATGATTGCTGATCGCATATTGACAGCGATAGAGGGTGCTTTTACGTTAAATGGCCTGCCCGTTGGGTTACCGAAAGGACGCACACTCACAACAAGCAGGGGTGTGTTCACTCTTACTGGCATAGACGTCGGGTTAGACAAGGGCTATATCCTCTCAGCGGCAGAGGGTGTGTTCACCCTAACCGGCATAGATGTTACCCTTACCAGCACCGCCATCTTACATAAGAAGACCGTGATACTTGATGCCTTGGTGGTGCAGATTGGCAGTTTACCGGCAGTGACCACGGCCACGCGCGTATTACTGTTGCCCAGTGCGGCACGGAAGCACTCGCCTTATGCGGGTTTGATATCCGGTACCGAAGAAAAGATAGTGGAAGATACCACGCACGTTAGATACGAGTTGGACGTCGATCTTATCCTATTGAAAAAAGGACGCGACATAGAAGAGATGCTGGCATCTGTTGAGACCCTGCTGTATGCCAATACACTAGCCACAGATATCGGTGCGTTACAGGTACGTGTGATAGGTCAAGAAGAAGTAGCGTTAATTGACGTGGATTCTTTCAGCTCCACACGAATCGTAATGACCATAACCTACGTAGCAGCAAAAGGAGCGTTCTAACATGAGTGCATCACGTACCGCACACTCGCTGATCGTGGCATTACTACGAGCCAAGGTAGACCCGTTGTGGTCCGCCGTGTACCCAACCCACGAAAAGGCAGACTTGGCAGTGCCCTCACTCAGTGTGGAGGTTGAAACCGACATACCGATGGAAAATCAAGGTGCCATCAACCAACAAGAACTACAAGATAACAGGCTCACACAACTTACAGTGCGTGTCCACATGAACTACCGCCTAGGCCCTGTCGATACCGATGGTGCCTCACAAATCGCCGATTCCGTGATTCGATGGCTCAGAGAGAACATCGAGCTGGGGGATGGGTTCCGTGTGTTTGAAGTGGCGGGTAGTGTATATAATGTGGAACACACATCGAGTGGGACAACGGGGGCCGAAATAACCGTTAACATACATAAGGTAGAGTTCTATGAGCAAACCTGACGAACAGAAAACCAAGCGCATAGTGAAGACTGGCAAAGCCGATCAACGCCGTGTTAAACGACTCGCACGCCGATTTGGTGTGGCACCCATCGACATACGTGAACTACAGGGCGGGTTTGTCGTAGAATTACCCGCACCCGTCGCAGAGAAGATGATCGGTGCCGGATTCGCTAAAAGCGCAAAGAAAAAGCCACGCTCCCAACAAGAACGTGTGAATGGCATAAACACAGCGGACACAGCGGATACTGAAGTTACAAACACACTCGTTGACGCCGCAGACAACACAACCGAGGAAATCGTCACATCCGTGGACGTTATTCCCGACGACAAAGATAAGGAAGAGCTAGATGCCAGATAACACATACGAGAGTCGACAGACCAGATTCGGGTACGCGGAGCAGTCGGTATTCGCTACCGCTGAGGCCGATGGCGTTGCGGTAAGCGAAGTCACGTGTGACCCGTTCGATATTGACCCAGATGTGATGATCGCAGAGACACCACATAACCACGGCACACGACAGCCCGTCGAACAGACCACATCACACTCAACACAAGGCAGTGCTTCCAAACTCCCTGTCAATGGACCTATCGAGTTGACCGACATCGACCAGTTCGCTTACGCACACTTTCAGAAGGTCATAGAGGCAGGTGCAGGCACATACGAGAAGACCTTCACTTACTTTGTCGACCACCCCGACTTTAGTGCGGACAGTGGCCACTTCCTCACATGGATGAAGCGCATGCCGGAAGATGGAACATCGCAAAAGGTCAAAGGCTGTATCGCAACGCGCTTTAAGATTTCAGGCGAGCGAAACGAGATGATGATGTTTGAGACTGAGTGGGTCGGGTTAGGCACCACTGAGGACAGCGCGACACCATCGGGCACATGGACACCAACACCGGGAGATGGCACAAACTATCTGTACTTCAACAGCATTTCAAGTGCCACACTCACACACGGCGCGTCTCTATCGTCACCGGTCGCCCTGTCATTGGCGTCATTCGAAGTTGAGGGCACATTCGACCACGAGCAAGTGGGACACGATGCAACCAACGGCTTCGAACAACACGGAATGAAAAATCGCTCTGGCACCTTCAAAATTAAGATGTTACGGGATGCGACCGCTGACCAATCGCTCATTAGCATGAAGGAAGGCGAGCTTATCCAGTTTGACGTCGCATTTGGAACCACAGTGACCATCTCCGTGACTGGAAAGATCGAGTCACTTGAGTATGATACCGAGGGACTGTTAGTCAACGAAATCACATGTCGCATGCTGTCCAGTTACACAACAGGCTCCGTGGGCGAGTGCTTCACACTTGTTATTGCCAACAGCGTAGATCGCGGATGGCCCGACGCTTAATCGAACTTAAACACAAATGCCCGTGGCTACTGGTTGCGGGCATTCTCTAAGGAGAAACTATGCCACTAAGACTAGTAAACAAGAACCGCACACATGCCGTTGTAGCGTGTGATACCAACATCAACATCATCAGCATGTCTATCGGCGAAAAGAGCGAGCTGCTCGACGGCCTACTCAATCTGGGCGACCCAAAGAACGCATTCGATCGTCTACTCTCACTACTGGGCGATGCGATTGTAAGCATCGATGGCTTCGAGGGCCAAAAGCCAGTCGAAGTGCTACGGAAACTTGAGGATTTCGAACAGCTACGTGCGGTTATGAAGGCGATTATCGCACACTGCAGTCTGAATCTTACAGAAGCAAAAAACTCACCATCCTCGTCGGAGCAGCCTACTCCGGAATCGGCGGGGAATGTGGACAACGATGCAAGTCCGGACAAAGAGCCTGCTTCTACAACCTAGATGATAGTGGGTGTGTGACGGTCACTGGCCAGAACATGAAGCCGATCACCGTGCGGCCCGACCAGTGGGAGCGCATAATCGACGCCGCACGCATAAAAGCGGGCGACCCGAATCTCCCGATGTGGAGCGCACTGGTGAACTACTATAGTGTGTGTATACCATCGTTGGTCACACCACTGTCTATGAAGCTGTGGTTTTTGTATCAACGCATACAGGGCACAACCAACGAGACATACGAAAGCTACAACAACCTACCCGCATTCTGGGTGGACGCGTGCGCCGTAATCGAGAGAGAAACCGCACGCATTGATAAGGTACGGTCTGACAAGGCAAAACAGCAACAGGCGTCGATGTTGCGTATGATGGGACGAAACAGATATGGCAACAAGTAGGGAGAAGTTCCAACTCGTATTCGAGGCACAGGAACATGCGTCCAAGAAGATCGCACACCTCAACAAGACACTCGCGGCGATGGGCGGTCCGAAGCTCGTCAAGTCGCAAAAGGCAATCAAGAAGCTAGAGCGCGATATCAACTCACTCACTGGCACTACGAAGAAATCGACCGGCGTCTTTTCCAAGTTTACCAACGGTATCGCTATTGGCAATTTAGCAGCCACGGCTGTTACCAAGGTGATCGGCCTACTCACATCAGGTATAACTGCACTGGGCGATGCGATTATGGTTGCAGCTAATGTAGAAGAATTAGCCGGTGTGTTAACCTTCGTCGGCCAAAGAGCGGGTTACTCCACTGAACAGCTCAAAGGCTATCGCGAAGAGCTGATGAAAAACGGCATCGCACAGAAAGAAACCAACCAAGCACTGTTGCGTTCTATTCAGGGTAACATCGCACTATCCGATGCGGTAAAGCTTGGCAGGATCGCACAGGACGCAGCCACGATTGGCCAAGTCAATTCGTCGGAGGCGTTCCAAACGCTAATCGATGCGGTTGTTAAGGGTCGTGTGGTTATGCTCAAGAGTCTCGGTATTCAGGGCACTTTCCAAGCCGAGTATCGAAGACTAGCAAAAACACTCGGCAAAACGCAAGTCGAATTGACCGAAGCTGAAAAAAGGCAAGCAAGGCTAAATCTCGTATTCGCAGGCGGTGTGACTATTGCCGGAGCGTACGATACAGCCATGGGCTTTGCATCTAAGCAACTCCGGTCTATGGATCGTCACATCCAGAATCTACAGGTGACAATTGGGCAGGGTTTCACACCATCACTTGGCATCCTCACACAAGAGCTAACAACGATGATCAAGGGCCTAAATGTGGCGTTTAAAGGTGACACAGGCGATGACGCTGTGCGCCTTGGCGAGACTATTGGTGAAATCACAGCTGGATTAGTGCTTGGCACGAAGCTAGCATTCAACTTCGGGCAGGTCATGTGGAACGTCATGGAGATCATGGTCATCGGCCCGCTTGACTTAGCTGCATCCGCAGTTGCTGCTTTCGCAACCGCACTCTCCGATCCGTTCAATCTCGACGCATGGTCGGCTGCGGGCGATATCATCTCGTCCTCGATGGATGGCCTGACTGGCGACTGGAAAGACATCAAAGATGCGATCAACGATTCAGAACAGGCCGTTATTGATTTCGCACTACAGGTCGGCACGATAGCGATCAACGCACAAGGACTACAAGAGAAAGTCGATGCGATCATCCCAACAGTGGACATTCCCGCTATGATTGAGGATGATGGCGAAATAGCAGAGTTACTGGACGAACAGATGGCTATGGTAGCGAAATCCACACTGGCGAATGTGAGTCAAGTGAGAATTGGCATCGATAGTATGGCAAATCACATGAAGAACTCAATCGGCTGGGCCGTGGGTAGTATGATAGAGAATATGGTAACTGGCAGACACAGCATGGCTGAAATCTTCAAAGGCATCGCACAGGACTTTATGATCTTCTTCATAAAGACCGCACTCAATGCGGTCGTGACTGCGTTTATCCCCGGCCTTGGTAAATTGCTGGGTGGCATGTTCGACACACCTGTCAATGATCGCATGGCAGCTAACCAAGGACGCGACTTCATGCAGTGGTTCACACGTGGAGCATTGGCAGAAGCACAGGGCGGGTCCGAACTCGCCGTTGGTATCACCCGATCTTCCACCCGCATCGACCCTGTAGCACAGGGCGGCGGTGGTGGCGGTGGAATGATGATGATGAACGTATACATCACAGGAAATGTTATGTCCGACGAGTTCATCGAGGGTACCGTCGCACCAAAGATCAAGCAACTAGCAAGTGACGGTCGTACGTTGTTGGCTACCACACCAGAACAAGTGACCGGAGGACGAGATGTCGATGTTAACTGAAATATACACATACGAGGTAATGGAGGGTGTGATTATTGATAGTGTGAGTAGTGAGGCCACAGGGCACCCTGCTGAACACTGCGTGTCGCCTCTAGAGCCTAATTTCGCGTGGGAGGCCGATGGATCAGATGACCAACACACGATCATTGTAGACCTTGGCGAATCTCGCACATGTGACGGTTTCAGTTTTGTACATCATGAACTGGAACTTGATTTCGGGGGTGCCATTATCGCGGTCGATGTTCTACTAGAAAAATCAAATGACGGCTCCAATTATGATGGAGTAACCTTAGCACCTAACAGCGATGGAACCCAGACCCCAAACGATCTGGTAAACCTGAATATGCAACTTAAACTACGTCACTTCGTAGATGGTACAACACCGATCCGGTGCACGGCCCGTTATTGGAGATTTACAATAAGGTCACCGGTGACTCCGTTTTTTGCGCCGGACAATGCACGTGTCAGTATGCTATGGTTGTTCAATATTCATCAGATCGATCTCGGTTCTAATTTTCCTGTCGACGATCAAATCGTATATCCAGATAAAACCGCACAACTCCCACACGGTAAAGTATATCGTACGGGGCATAATATAAATCATCACACAGTATTTACTCGTACGTGGACGGCACCGCAGGCAGAATATGATATTCTACGAGGTGTTATCACTGCTTGCAATGGCCAGTATCGTCCGTTTATATTGGTGGAGGCAGATGGTGTGCGACGACTATGCAAATTTCGTACGGATCAAATCAAAGAAGAGATACTTGATGTGGGATTAAATCGACTCACACTCAATCTGGTCGAAATCCCCGTCGTAAAGAAGGACAAGTACCACTAATGATTATCGGAGACATTACAAAATCGAAACTGGCCGAAACCCAGATAGAATCTACGAGTACCGACGCATACAGCATCATTCATCACTCCGGTACCACCTATGTGATCGCATACACCGACAGCAGCGGATACCCGTATGTGGGTGCCGTAGATATCTCAGACGATGGCACATCCATAACTGAGCTAGATTCATGGAACTACTATGCGGGGGCGGTGATTGGGGTAGAGGTCATAAAAGTTGGTGCGGGGATATTTATGGCTTGTAGTAATATGAGTGATGGACCCAGAGCCACAATCTTTCGTGTGGATAACAGTGGCAACATTACAAAAACGCCGATGTATTCTCTACTGTTAGAAGCCGGTGGTATTATGTATTGGCC